ATAAACGGTGTTCGTTTTATGACCGAGTTTGATGCAACAGTGGGTGATAACGGCTATACGTATGTGAAAGTGAGGAGCGCTGGAACAGGATCTCAGACGAATGTAGCCCCTAATACGATTACGAATGTAGTTCCCGAACCTGTCGGTCATAAGGCGTGTTCAAACGAATATTACGCGGTGGGAGGGAGAGATTCAGAAGATGATGAAACATTCAGGATTCGGATTAGAAATAATTTGAATATATTATCAATCGGTACAAGGGAATATTTCACACAAGTTTTCCAAAATATAGACGATAGAGTGCTGATGTTTTTTAATTTCGGTGTAAATGAGAATGCGAAATTACAATTAGCACTTTCGACTCAGAATGGCGTTGAGTTTACCGATACTGAGTTGGCAAATTTACTAGAACAAGCTGCACCATATTTCCCGCTAAGTGATAGAAATAAATATGGCGATACAGTTGAGATAGTTCTTACGAATGTGAAATGGTATAGTGTGGGTGGAAGCCGGGGTGTTGATTTCAGGGTTGAGATAGCAGATAACCATGATCCTGATGATGTACGTCGGAATATTCAAATCGCGATGACAAAGTATCTCGATTTTAGATACTGGGTACCGGGATCGAAGGTAGAGTGGGATGATTTATTAGGTATAGTGAAGGATACGGAGGGTGTTAAGTATGTCCAAGATTCAACATTTTATCCTTCTGCCGACGAGCTTGTTCCCATAAATGAGCTTCCTCGTATCAGGGGGTTTGTGATGAGAGATTTAAAAGGTGATCCAATATTTGATTCAAACGGAGTACTGTCACCGATATTTTATCCCAGTGATTATGCCGGAGACTAAGAAACTGAATACATCGACCGTCTTCAATATATACAGACCTTATATTGAGATATTAACCTATTATGACAAGGATGGGACGGGAGAATTTTTATTCTTTTTCATATCTCAGTTTGACAGGACAATGGAGGGCGAGAAGATCGGTATCGGTGATTTGGTGATGAGAGTTAAGGGAGGGGTCGAGGATACATTTTATGTTGATGGAAACGGTGATTTGATCGTTGAATCGAATAACCCCGATCAATACAAGATAGATAAGTTAGATGGACAATTAATTCAAACGGTGAATGATTAGAAATTTAGGACAGGTCGCAGCCATATATATAGGGAGTTCCGCTCCCCGCAATACCAACCTAATATGGTTGGATAACACGGTTGTTCCGTTTGTGTTTCGCGCTTATGATGGGTCAGCATGGTCGGAAATTGCTACCCACAAATGGGTTCGAGCGTATGTCGACGGGTGGCTGGTTACATTACCACCCCGGCAACTAGCAGATGATGGTGATTACATGTTGATTAATTCGAACAACGTCAATTACAAGATAACCGTAAAGGATTTCGTTAAAAGTGCTGTGGGTAATCCTCTTGATTTCAAGGGGGTAATCCGGGTGAGCGCGGATTTTCCCAATCCATCAACGTTGGAATCGGGTGATATGTATGTTATCATCACTTCGCCCGCCGGGGGAACGGTAACGGATCCGTATAGTGGAAAAACATTCGAGGATTCCGAGAAGATCGTCTGGGATGAGGTCACCCAGTCCTGGGAATCCCTGGGAAAGATAGATATCACGGTCGACCTAACCACGTCATATTCAGAGACGGAAGTGACAATTCACAGTTCTGCCGGAAAAGAGACAACGATTCAGGGTGCGACAGATCAATTAGCCGGGGTTATGTTGCCGGGGCAGTATTCATGGTTACAGGCTCTATCAAATGGATCAATCGTTCCGGGAGATCCCTCACCGCTCACTCCGCTCACACCGGCGCATAAACATAATTATAATGATATCATCAATCGGTTGGTGAGTCAGCAAGGAACCGGGGAATCAACAATTGATCCGATGTCTCAGAAGGCAACGACTGATGCCCTTAATTTGAAGTTTGACAAAGCATCAGTTCTTCAAGTATCGGGTGCGGCGACGGATAAGGTCATGTCCCAGAAAGCTGTCACGGATGCGCTGAAAACGTTAAGTGATGATTTCAATAATAAACTAACCAATTACCTCCCCCTTTCTGGTGGTACAATGACTGGATCCATCATTTTTCCCAATCGAAAGGGTATTTTTGGAAGGTTGACTAATGGAACTGGTAATATCAAAATAGCAGTAGTTAATGCTAATAATAATGTTGAAATTGGAAATTCAAATACTCCATTAATGTTAGTATCCAATTCCACTGATTTAACACATTATAGAGATAATAATACTTATAAAATATGGGATGCTTATAACTTACCTAACCCAGCAAGTATAACTGATTTAGCTAATTACTTACCATTAGCCGGAGGTACTTTAACTGGACAACTTACAATAAAACAAAGTGTAGATATCAAATTAAGATTACAGTCTACTGATGCTGATAATTATTGTATTATACAAGCTATAAATTCACAAGCCTCTCAGCTAGGAGTATTGGGGTATGCAGGAGATAAATGGGCTATTGGACATGGTGGAACTTATTATGAAATCTGGGATAAATATAACCTAACTGATCCAGTAACATATACTACAAATGCATATAATCATGCAACATTAAAAAATAAAGATGGACAGTATTTTACTTATATTAAAGCAGGAACTAATGGGTTATTGCCTCATTCTAAAGCTACATTAGCTAGTGGAGGATCAGGTACCCTTGGGACTTCAGATCAGAGTTTTAATGCTGCATATATAAACAACTTACATATAAATAGAGTAACTTTTGGAGAAACTGGTCCATATATAACTGGTAGTACATCTGCTACACAGTTTTTAAATGCAGAAGGAGGTGTTCAAAAAGTAGCTACTGGAGGATTATATGTAGGACCAAGTTATGCCAGTGATGCTTTAAATTTAGTACCTGTTAGTGGAATTTATTCTCAAGGAAATATTAGAACAAGTGGTTGGCTTACATTTGAAAATAATGAATGGACTGATACTGGATGGACCTATAAAGATGCTAAGGGTTCTATAAAAGTTTTATCTGTTATAAATGAAGCAAACAATAAACCTACATCTTATGGTTCTGTACTTCAATTTAATTCTAGACAAGGTCATTGGTGTACTCAAATTTGGTGTGACCAAACAAATGTTGCAGGTGTTATAGGCACATTAAGATTTAGAACTACTAAATCTTATAATTCTACAGAATGGAATCCTTGGACAGCACTAGTTACTGAATTTGATTTAAATAATTATTTAACTAAAACTGAAGCTAGTACTTTATATTATCCTTATAGTGGAAGAGGGTATCTTTCTATCACTTCCAGTGGAAGGCCTGTTATGAGTAATAATCAAGGATATGCTGTAAAAGATAAAGATGGAAATGAAAGAGAAGTACTATGGATGGGAACTGATAATACTTTACATTTAGGAAATACTTCTCAATATACCTTAAACATATTAAATCTTAGATGTGTTACTCTTACCCATAATGGTAATCCTATAGCTACACAAAATTATGTCACTAATCAATTAGCTAATTATCTTCCATTAACAGGTGGGACATTATCTGGAAATTTAACTATAAATACAGTTGGAAGCACAACTCTTGTAATTAATAATAATGACACTAATGGATCTGAAACTTTTATGAGAGTTCTTAGAAAGGGAACTGCTTCAGCTGCAATAGGATTCAAGGATAGTCTAGGTGCTTATATATATAATTACAATTCAAGTAAATATTTATTTATAGATAATGATGGATATGCTAGGGTTGGAACAACTAATGGTAGTACCAGATTAGCTTTAATTACAGATATTCCTACTGTTTCTGGATATTTACCTTTGTCTGGAGGAACATTAACAGGTGCTCTAACTATGAACAGTAGAAGAAATAATATTGTAGTTGATGTAGTTGGAGGTGCTGGTCATTCTTGGGATGGAGGTGCTGGAGCATTAAGTGTTCAAGTACCTAGTGATTCTGGTCAAACTCCTTTGATACTAGCTAGAAGATCTGGTGCAGCCATAAATACCACAACATTATCAGAGAGATTACTTGATATGGCACTCTTAGATATTGGTACTATTTTTAAAGTGGGAATGTCTGGAGTAAATGCTCTAGAATTAGAAGTAACATCTTTTACAAATAAAGTAGGAATAGGTAAATTATTTGGTAAGACTATAGCAACAACAGATCAGATACCATCTATACCAAGTATCTCTATATCTAATAGTGGTTCTGGTAATGCTGTAACTGCAATATCAGCTAGTGGTCATACATTAACTGTTACTAAAGGAGCTACATATTTAACATCACATCAAACTATATATGATTTAACATTCCAAGCTGGAACTTTCTCTGCTAAAACATTTGATCCTAATGGTGCTGCAGCAACAGTTAATATACCAACAAATACCAGTCATTTGACTAATGATAGTGGATTTATTACTAGTTCTGCATTAAATGGTTACGCGACTCAGGTGTGGGTTAATTCTCAGAATTTTGTGAAATCGACTTCAACCAAGAAGGTCACGGATATTCAGCCGGTTGATGCGTTACCGGCAACACAGGTAAGTGGAGTTTTATATTTAGTTTTCGGATAGGATTATGGGAATAACACTGGGAACACTGGGTGATCTGAAGGCGGGGGCCTTTGAAGGTAAGAACTTGAAAGAAGCGTGGTTCGAGGGTGTGAAGTTATGGCCGGTTGCCGGTATCAACACGATACCTAACCTGAAACCCTCCATCTATTTACCTCTGGGAGGAGATATAACCGATTATTCCGGGAACGGTAACGATCCCGGTGCAACGATAGGGAATATAGAATATTACACGGCAGGTTTCAACGGAGCACCTTGTCTTGATTTAATCGGTGGAGGTGCGGCCATTCGATTACCGGCGGTGGTGAAGGGTACGAATGCGTTCACTATATCAATCTGTGCGTTCAGTATGGGTTCGTCAAGTACCACGTATGACGGGATCATGGGTGGTGTTTTAGACGGCCCGGGAACTTCCGGCCTGGGATACTCTCTCGGTTTGGATGTCGCGAACGGAGACCCATCATCCACGCCGATGAGGTTCCAAATTTATAACGGTTCATCAAATCAAGTGTGCAAAACGGATGTTGATAATTGGATCGTGAACGGGTGGAATCATCTGATAATGATCCTCGATGTATCATCTAACACCATTGAATTTTACCTGAACGGGGAGAAATACGGGCTGATGACGCCGGATCAATACCCTCTAGGTGGTCCGGTTCGATATGATGGTCGGGGTTATACATGGGATGGCAATATCTGGCTGGGCCGGGCATTCCACACGACGGTGCCTCCTTTAGATTGGTGGCAAGGGTATCTCCAAGAATACGCTTATTTTCCACGAGCGCTCACACCCACGGAATTAAACCTTTTATACCGAGTGTATAAGGGCAATATGTTGCCGAGTACTTCGAAATCACCCTCCATCGATTCATGGGGGCCAACCAAACCTTTCGTTTGCACGGGTGGAACGGGTACCACGGAGAATAACATCCAGCCCAACATGATTGCCGCGTCGGAAACGAATAAGATTACGACGAATAAAATAGACGGTTTTTATTTTAGCCGGTCAATGTCTCCTGATGTTGGTGTGGAGGGTTCACTGGGTGGGTACTCACTCAAGGCAACTGCAACCATCAATGGAATTACATTCCCGTACAATATAACCGGATCGATGAAGACGATCAAGAATAATCTCGATGGTAGTGGGGCGTATCTACCGGTTAATAATGGTGTTTTCCTGAAAGGCGATATAGTCTTTGAATTTACATTTCAGGGAGTCACCCAAAAGTTTATCGTAACGAAAACAGGTTAATTCTGTTTATTAACAAGATAGATACACAAGATGAATAATCCTTTGTTTAAAGGATTATTTTTTTTATCTTTACGGAATAAACGAAGGTATTTATGATCATTGAGAATAAAACAACGGAGAATGGCGATGTGCTTCATATCAGCACCGATGTACCCGTTTTGGGTTTGGTTTTGTTGTACGGTTTCATAGATAATACATCCGGAGAAACAGCCGATATGTATTATCAGAAGAAGTTCCGCTATTCAAAGGATATAGGGACGAATTGGAGTGATTGGCAAAATTTGACAGCCGCGAACTTGCAGAACGTTCCGATCAAGGAAAAGGAATCATTTTTATTCGAATATACATATGAACATGAAGGACAGAACGGAGAGCTCTACTTTAACTGGGTTCAGCTTGAAGGTGAGGTTCGTCAAGGTGATGATACGATATATTCGAAAACAGATTTCAAGCAATTTTTCGATGTTAATGATATCAATGTTCTGGGCTGGGCGTTTAACGTGCTCGAAAAATTATATGAATTGGGGATACTTCCTAAATACGTGCAAAGAGATTACACGGAGAATAGCAAGGATTTTATCGATTACTGGTTATCGATAACCCATTTTTTCGCCCTGATCGTTTATATGGCACGACAGTTTGAGGATATACCGGGAAACAACATTCTGTTCAATCTATTTCTGGAAGGGAGGGGGTTGGCGCTTTCCGGGGAAGAAACCCAATTACAGAGAAATTATCTCTTCTCGCATTACATAGATGAATTTCGAAAAAGGGGAACTCGTAATATTATAGACACGGAAGGGACGGTGAATGGAGAATTTTTGAGACTGATTAATTATAACCCGGAAGAGGAATTCATGTTTTTTAACTTGGTGAGACAGGATCTGGGTTGGTGTTGTGATTTCTCCTCGCCCATGTGGATCGGAACAGAGCAGATTGTTAACGCGATGAAGGCGTATGAATACACCGAATCGATTAAAGATATATCGAAGTATCCTGTCGTTGGTTCAGTTAATGTTTTTCAACACGGACTCTATGAATGGTTGAGGTTGGCAACATCCGTGGGGACGAACGGTATTGAAGCACCTGTTGACAAGGAAAAATTGTTGAAGATCTCGCCTTCCATACCCTATGAGATTTATTTCAGGGTGATCGCCCTTTCCGGCGAGGCAACCGCGCCCGATCACTTGAATTTCGGTGTGAAGGGTTATGATGAGAATCTCTCACCCTTGGATTTTTCCAACGCGCAGACCGGGCAGCCTCAGAATTCATTTTACGACAAGGACACCCCGCGAGTGATAAACCAGATCGGTGTTGAATATTGGTTTCGTGCAGTTATATTAAGGGCCGATGAATATCCGAATCCGAATGTGAAGCTTAACTTCCTAAACGGGACACCCTTGTTATCCCACAAGGATATGCGATATTTCACGCCCGTTATAACACAAACATATCAGAGCGGCGATAAGGCCCTTCTAATACGAGATATCAAGGTAAAACCGCTACAATTATCGATCGAGCGGGGATACTTGAGTTCGATATTACCGATAGCGACTTACTTTTATAATAATTCCGGGAGAGAGGAATCATATATTAAGAACTTCACGGAGCAATACCTTTTAAGTTATAAGAACAATGTTCTTTTACCGACGTATTTAACCGGGGTTGATATTATGTTCTTCGTTCTCACAGTTAACTGGGTTCCAACAGCCGGGGGAGTTGTTGTGGGTGCCGGGACGTACAGGGCCGGGGATATCGCGACTATCAGAATCACGCCTAGTGTTGGTTATCAGATAGATTCGGTCGAGATAGACGGGGAGATGAAACCAGTTTCGAATCAATATCTCGTTTCGATGAGTAAAAATATAGTGGCGAACGTCGTGTTCAAAAAATCATTGATGAATTTTGTCACGTCAAAACGTGCGTTTTCTTTCGAGGGAACCCAGTATGATGGGAAGCTGGTTGTTGATTGGGGGGATGGTGTGACGACAACCGACGTTCTAACACATCGGTATACTGATAATCAGGCCCAACACGTTATCGTGATCAATGACGGGGACATAACGACATTGAACGTACCCGATAACGAAATTATATCGGCGAGCTTTACCAATATGCCGAACATCGATGTTCTTAACATGGACAATAATTTGTTAACCCAGATAGATATATCATCGTTAACAAAGGTGACATCGATTTCATTGAAGAACAACAAATTATCCAATCTATCTCTAACTGCGAATCCGAATGTGAATTACTTGGATTTGGGAAGAAATAACTTCTCGTCGCTTGATTTGAGTAACCTCGTATCGTTAAAAAATTTACTTTTGAACGATAACAAGCTAACCTCTCTCAACGTTTCGTCGAATGTCGCTCTTATCAATATGAATATTGATAATAATCAACTGACATCTTTGAATCTAGGTAACGCAACGAGTTTGAAATCGATTACGGCGTACAACAATAAGCTAACCGCGTTCACGGTTCCATCATCGAACATCCTAGTCGATTTGAATATAGGAAAGAACAACCTTTCTACGGGTAATTTCACGGGGGCGGGTTACCCGAAACTCGTTACCCTGTTGATAGCGGATATGCCCGCGATGACCTCGTTAACAGTCACCGGGGTGAGTCTTCTAACGACGTTGACTGCGAGTAAGTGTCCCGCGATGACAACTGCGAAAGTGACCGACAATTCGAAATTACCTTCTGTTGATATATCCGGGTGTGGTAGTTTATTAACGGCTGATTGTGGCGATAACCCGGTTTTGACGAACGTGAATGTTTTGAATGATAGTAAATTGCAGAGTTTAAGGACTGATAATACATCGATTTCAACTATGATCGATTTAAGTACAAACAGTAACCTTGCCACTCTGTCGATGGATAACAATAAGTTAACAACGTTCTCAGCCCCGTATTGCACGAAACTTGCGAATTTGAGTTTATCCAACAATCAATTGACATCGATAACATTAACGAATAACACTGAGTTGAAGAATATTGATGTTGATAATAACCAATTAACATCACTTAACCTCAGTTCTCATCCCGGCGTACGGGGATTGAACTGTTCACATAATTTACTGACGGACAGTTCGGCCGCAAGTATTGTGACAAGTAATAATCTCGTCAATGTCGATGCTAGTTATAATAACTTCACCCAGTTTACCATCAGCAATAAACCCCAACTTAAATTTGTCGAGTTACATGATTGCCCCGTTTTAAAAACGGCAACCGCGACGAATAATGCGTTGATGGAAACACTGGATGTTTCAAACAACCCCGTACTTGAAACCTTAAACGGGTATAATAATGCCCTGGAGACGGTTAATATATCGACGGATAACGCGTTGAAATTTGTTTATCTATATAACAATCAAATTCACACATTTAATTATACGGGATGTAAAAATATCGTGAATTTGAACCTGAATCAGAACTTGTTGACCTCGTTTGATCCAAACGCAATAGGTGAGTCATTGCAGGTATTAAATATCAGTGAAAACCTACTGACTACATTGAATTTAACGAACACGGTGAATTTAACGACATTGAATTGCGATAATAACAATCTCACCAATCTAACATTCACGCCGGAGGGTGGTTCAACGGCGGAGAATGTCGAGGATGTGGTTAATTCAATGACCACCCCGATCCACATAGCGTATCTGCTTAACGGAAACATGAATAAAATGAATAAGAGTTTACTCGAATTTTCATCAATTGTCGGGCAACCGCGCTATGTCGAAGGTTACGAAGAAGGTAGATCCGCTCTCCAAATGGGAAGCACTTACGCTGAGTTACCTTTAACAATGAGTTCGAATGTAACGTCAGAAGTTTCGGGTAGTTTCATGATTTATCCAACTGATGTCACTTCTTATCAGGGGCTATGTGGTGGTGTGTTTTTCGGGTTAAATACAGGACAATTTGGATGGGCGATTGGATGGGGGCAAAATACGTTCCAAAATAAATTAACGGTCGACCTTTATACGAGATCGGGGCGTCAAACCTGTCAAGCGATCCAGCTAACTCCTAATCGATGGCAACATGTCATGTTCAGATTTAAGTGGAATGGTGGCCCATGGTTAACCGAGATATATGTTGACGGTGTTAAATACACGGCATCAACAACACCCGGAGGCGACACGTTATCGTATGATGGATTACTTGGACTTACCGGAACCGAGCATATATCATTCGGCCGGGGATATCAATCAGGGTGGAAGTTGTTTAAAGGAAGAGCGCAGGATGTTATCATAACTGATAGATACTTTTCCGATAGTGATGTTCAATTGCTGATCAATTACTATAAAAATGTCGGTGCGCTCCGTTTTCCTAAACTTGAACTTGTTAACTGTTCACATAACGAATTAACTACGTTAGATCTATCTACCATTGATTATGTGAGAAAATTCAATTGCTCGTATAATCAACTGGGAAAAAATCAATCATCAGGTCAACCTTCGATAACATTTGGAAAAGCGTTGGCAGCGGGTAATAAACTAGAAGATTTTAACGCGAGCAATAATCAGTTGAAATTTATCGATTTAGCGAATAATTCAAATTTGATAAGTGTTAATCTGAATGATAACCCGGATCTTGTTTTCGATAACGAGGGTTGGTGGGATGCGATCACGAAGGTTCAAGTCTGGCTATCATCAAACACATCGATAACAGAGTTCGGTGTTGTAACGCCATCTCTTGTTAAATTGGATTTGAGTAAGAATAAATCATTAACGCGTCTGATTATTCTGACTAGTACAAATCTTGAGTATCTTGATTTATCTGATTCAACGAATATACTGGAGCCATGGGTTTACGCATCCATGCTGCAATCAAGTAAAATGAAGGAATTGTATTTGAGAAACCTAACACAATTTAAGCCTTCGGATGCATACGATGGGATACTCCCGTTATATTTCATGGAGGGGCTCGAAGTGATTGATATTAGTGGTTCAACCGCGATTCGAACGGAGGTTCAAAAATCTAGTGGCGGTACGGTAAAATACTGTGCTAATTTAAGATGGATGTCTGTCGAGAATTGTAAACAATTGGAGAGAGTGGAAGTTTTCTCCTCGACAAAAATAGAATATTTGAATTTTGCAGGGTGTTCATCCGTTACTGATATGGTGGTTTCATCAGAGACACCTTCATACAAGGAAATTCACGCGGAGAATTCTTATATTGTTACCCAGTATACCGGTAATTATAATGCCTTCCTGAATTATTTAAACTCGACAACTGGCGGTAAGTATTATTATTCAAATGATGATATTTATCTGAGGGAAGGGGGTTCAAAGAGAGCTGATGTACTTGCAAAGGGTTGGAATTTAATTTTGGTTGATTAAAAAACGAAATAATATATGAGTAAATTAAATTATAACAGAAGAACGTTTCTTTCAAAGGAGGAGCTACAAAAAAGTCAGGAGTTTCTCTCCGAACTGGGTTTCTGCAAGACCCTGTTGATGGGGATAACGAAATCATGGGGGATAGTATCATCAGCGGGGGGATCGAGTTCGACAGAGCTAAGAGTGACAGCTGATTCGAATCCCGGCACGATTAAAATAGCCCCGGGGTATATCGTTACGAAGAACGAACAGTTAATCACAGTACCCGAAATACGATATCTAGAAGTTCCCAATAACGGGATACCTTATTATGTCTTTCTAGCGTATGATATCGTTCACTGGGAGGATGGGTACGTATCGGTCGATGTGAACGGAAATTTGAACGGGTTAAACACTGATTTCTTAAACGTTCTAAGGGGGCAAGGGAGTCAGGCACCGATCAGTATTAAGTTTGAGAAAGAAGACGGGTCAGATCCTTTGAATAACGGCATATACGAAGTTGTTGATGTCGTGAATGGAACTTCCGCGATTATTAATTCATATAATAGCTTGGTTGCCGAGCAGAATCTAAAAATGGTTGTTCTCGGTACATTACCCATCGGTACTAATTTCTCGGACGAGCAGAAAGAGGGGTTGTATTCATATGATAGATATAACGCGTCGAAGTTATTGACTGAATCGGTTAATGGCGGCCCTCCAGCGTATGTTCAGGATATCGAATTCCTTTTAGCAAAAGTTGTTAATAATAACGGAGTGATCACGGTTAGTGATCAGGATACGTTACGTAAGTATTGGACCATTTAAGAGAAGAAAAATGAAATTGTGTTATACAACGAGTTTGAATTCGGGTCAAGGGCCTAATAGACCGAGTGGATCGATCGGCGGTTATATATCAGAGTTAACCGTGAGAAATGATGAGTTTGATAATTTATTCGGTGAAATCTCCGTGTACGGGGCATCGAAAGCTAAAACTGAATACCGGGCCCTCGTCCTCGTTAACGATTCCGATCAGGAGGCGACGGATGTGACATTGTATATGACAACGGCGGGTGAATTGAATCAAGGAATCCTCCTGATCGCCCCTGTTGCCATGAATGTTGATAAGGAGGGGAGACCTGTCATGGAAAGAATCCCGGATATCTATTCAAAACCTTTTGTCGGAGATTTTCAAACGACTGATTCCGAGAATAAACTTAATATAGGGGCGATACCTCCCAATGGATCTATCGGTATATGGGTGTGCAGGCAGATAGATACCGATAATGTGATGAAAGATTATAGGGATGTGGCAAAACCGATGGAGAATAAATTGTATTGGTTTGAGAGTGTGAAGAAAGAAACGGATGAGAGTTGGCAGTTAAATGTTGAGTGGAATTAAAAGATATAAAAGGAGGAATTTTCCTCCTTTTATTGTTGGCAAATAGATAAACATTGTGTATCTTTATCCTGTTAAAATTAATACCAATACCAATTAATTATGGCAGTGAAAAGATTAAATAATGCCGAGAGAGAGGCTATCAGGAACAAACTTCTTGCACCGACGTGGAAAGAAGTGAACGAAGTTCGTAAAAACATAAAAGATGAGATTTCGTCTTTTATACAAGGTAAAGTTCCCGACGAGGTGATTAAGTTTCATGAAAAATATCCCGGTTTAATTCAGAAAGAGTCGGAATGGTACGGTCCTCGTGATTTTTTCAATATTAAAGGTGATTGGTCGAGATTACCTGAACGTAAAAAAATCGAGGGGCTGTATGTCGAATCGATTGACTTTTCTGACATACCATACAGGTATGATTTTGAGAGAAAATCAAAAGCAAATATCATCGAGCTTATAGCTGAAGATGAGATTGTATTAAACAAAGTGTTCGAGCTCGTTTTAATATGGGCCCGGTTAACCTACAAGATTTTTAGCTTAAAAAATCGGATCGATTGCACGCTATCAGGGATAACAACCGAAAATTCATTGAAAGATAATTTTCCTGAAGCATACGCGGCTTATTTGGAGGTGAGGGGTCTTGAATCTACCGATTCTTGTACGAACATTGAATCTTTGAGAGCCGAATTAGGTCGGTTCAAAAAATAGGTGATGGTTCCTGTATATAAGATAATTCGTGTTTTTGAGTATTTATACCAAAGAAAGTACCTACAACCCGAATATCGTTTACCTAGAACTTCACGAAATCTAAGGATGCTCGCGAAGTTCACGAGGTTGATACCAGTTAGTAGCGGAGATAGTTTTATATGGAATTATTCCGTGTATGCTTTTTGGTGCTATGAGGGCCTCCTAACACGACGCCACATCGAATTGAATTGGATTTATAGTGAAAAAATGTATTTACGCTATAATGAAAGGACGGAGGAGCAAATATATTACCTCCAACAATACAAGGAGTCTAAAACGATAAAAAACCCTCTCAGAGAAAGTTATTCGTTGAAGCTGTCGGAGGATTATAAAAACAAACAGCGTAAAATGTATTGGAACACATCACGGGGGTATTTGAATTGTTTGGATTTCGGAGGTGTTCTTTACGATGAGACAAGTCCGTTTTGCAAGAATTGTAAATATAAAAAACATTGTTGTTAACATGGAGGAGTATATATTAAATCAGATTGAAATTACTTTTGGTGGAATGATTAGTGAGGGATTATCAATCACAATCTGTAATTGGAACGAAATATATGCTAAAGAGTAGAGGTGTTTGTCATAAATGCGGGAGGGAGACCTATATAGTGAATAAGAAGTACGGGTTATGCGGTTATTGTAACAGGGAGAGATTAGGCCGCGTGAGCGCATCATCATCATTCACACCCGGACGGTTGAATCCCACCCCTATAAAACGAAAACCTCGTAAGGCAACGGGTGAGAAGGATTTGTTTCTTAAAATATGGAAATTGAGGCCTCATTATTGTGAACATTGTGGTTGTTATCTGGGAGAAGAACCTCGAGTACAATTTTTTGCACATGTGAAGGGTAAGGGTGCTCACACGGAGGAAAGATTGAACGAGGATAATATCAAGTTATGGTGCATTGATTGTCATTACACCCATGATTTCAGATCACGCGAGGCTTTTTTGAAAAGAAAAAAGGAATAAACTTTGTTTATTGAATTTAAAATCGTATTTTTACATCATGAATGAGGAAGTTATCAAGAATATGACGGATCTCCATTGCGAAGTGTTCGGCGATCGATATATCAATCCGATATCCAACGGTGATATCAGAATAATCACGTTATTGTTGGAGATTCTTAAAAAATGTGGGAAAGAAGAAGTTTCTCGTGTTTTTGAGAAGTACAAGATGGTGAGTGATAAGGATATCGAAGAGAAATTAACGAGGTTATCGTTAAACACACCCACTAAAAAATTAGTGGGTGGGGTTTCGGTGTCAACTAAAGGGACGGCTCTTTTGTTTAGAGATTTTAATTATACCTGTATCAAGGTATCTGAGATTTTCTCGTGGGAGAAAACCGAGGATGAAAATGGGAATCCGGCCATATTGTTGAACGGAGGGAGTTTAGACGTCACGAGTCGACCGTTAATTTACAACACCGTATTATCGTATACGGATGAACACGACCGTGATGATGATTTTGATTTAATAGTAAGAAGAAAGAATGGATAATAAGTTTGTTTTGGAGGGAGTTACTCTTTCAACATTGAGAGATTGGTTAAATGAGAATAAAATGAAAACCCCCGTTTCCACGGAAGGGTCGGGTGTAGCGAAGGAATTCACTATTCACGATGTGAAAGCGTATTGCAACAGGGGTCGCCTACCTAAGTATTTGGGAGGAAATAAGATTGAAAAGGTGATCTCAAAAAAAGATCCAAGAATAAAAACGTATAATTTATTGAAAGAAAATGGCGAAAAGTAGTGTAAAATATGTAATCGTTCAAGATTATGAGACCGGGGGATTACCCGATAAAGACCATCAACCGTTCATTGATATAGCGTTATGCGAGGTGGCATGCGTTGTCGTTGATATGGAAAAGTTGGAGGTGATTGAAGAGTACCAATCGTTATTTAAGCCTCATTACAAAGATGGTCTTGTCTACACACCTAAAGCGTTAGAGGTGAACGGGCTCACACTGGATATGTTGGAGGAACAAGGAAAGGATCCGAAAATCATTTATAAGGAGATAAAAGATCTGTATGTGAAATATAAGAATCCGCGTCAGGGAGCGATTGTATGTGGACATAATTTCACAGGGTTTGACCACCCTTTCACGATCGAATTATTCAAATATTACGGTGATGATGTATGGAAATATGTGAAATGGGTTGAGGACACGCAGAAACTAGCTTATTACTCATCTCTTGAACAGCAGGATTATAAGCTTGCGACATGTTGTAGTAATAACGATATAGCCTTGGTGGGAGCTCACAGGGCGATTTATGATACAAGATCGAACGCACAGCTTTTTATCACGTATATCAAAAAATTGAGAGGAGAAGGTGCGGTATCCCAATCAAACGTCGAGGAATCTTTCAGAGAACAATTTAAATTTCAAATACCATCATGATGTTATTATCTCCCGTACAGGAAAGCTATATAGATAACTACGTCAGGGAGATAATATCGAGTTTACCACCGAAGGCGATCCAAGAGTTACTTTCAGGTTATGAAAATGATCTGGATCGGCTTCTATCCGTGATGAGAGAACAAACATGTATCGTTACCCACATGGATAGAACTCTTGACATGGAAAAACTAGAATATCTCGCTAACGTGGAGAAGAGCATGGATCTCTCGTTGCGCAAGCAGAGTTATAATTATTTTAAAACTGTTTGTCTTCCAACGTTTCGACAGGGATGGAGAAACCTTGAATGGGGTAACCTATTCCAGTTATATTTGTATAACTGCATTTTAGCGAGCCGCTCATCGGGAAAGTGTTTATCTCCTGAGACAGAAATAGTGATGGCTGATGGAACGATTCGCAAGATAAAGGATGTTTCGATCGGAGATCAAGTTATGGGACCCGATTCAAAACCAAGAACCGTTTTATCTTTACACAAAGGTAGGTCGAGAATGTGGAAAGTGAAACAAACATGGGGTATTGATTACGTTGTAAACGAGGGTCATATTGTTTGTTGCAAAAAGAAGGTTCCATCTCGATATGAAAAACGTATTGGGAAAGATATGCGCTGGAAAACCTTTAATATTCCCGTTGAGGAGATCCCCTCTATGCCAGGGTACACTCAGAGAAAAATAATGGGGTATAGAACGAAGGGGTGGGACCTTCCTGAAAAAGACCTTCCTGTTGATCCGTATTTATTGGGGTTGTGGTTGGGTGATGGTTTATACACGGAACCCGTAGTGACAACTATTGATCATGAAATAATTGAATATTTAAATGAATTTTGTGAGAAAAACGGTTTTATTTTGTCAAAACATAATTCAAATAAATATTCATATCGAATTATTGAAAAAGAAAGGTTATTCAAAAACCGCCTAAAAACCGCTCTTAAAGATTTAGGGGTTCTTGGTAATAAGCATATACCTGAAATTTATCTTCTTGGATCAAGGGAACAACGGTTGAAACTTTTAGCCGGGTTAATTGATACTGACGGTTCATCCCAGTATAAAAAAGGAAATCCTCGAAGTAAATATGCTTTTGAAATTGGATTTAAGGACAGGAATTTAATAGAGCAAACGCAAAGACTTGCTCAATCATTGGGATTCAGATGTAATTCGATTATAACTCGGACGGCAGATGTAAAGGTGAAAACATTAAAGGGTGAAAACATCCTTCATGATTATACTCATTACAGGATAACAATTTCGGGAGATGTTGATGAAATTCCTGTGAAAATAGAAAGAAAGAAGATACCTTCAAAAATCACGGTGCAGGATAATTTATCAACCTCTCTCAAGGTTGAATGTATCGGTGATGGCGATTATGTTGGTTTTTCTTGTGACGGAGATCACCTTTTTCTCTTGAAAGATGGGACTGTTGTACATAATAGTTACGAGGGGTGTTTTGCATTCATTTTATGGAGGTTATATTCTTATGACCGACCAACCACGTTTCTTAGGGATAGTATCGACAATAAGAATCGTAAGGAAACGTGTATGATTACGAATAATGAAACACTCGGCAAGAAACACATCGCGATGATTATTTCCGAGATAGAGCAAAATGATATTCTTCGGGAGAAATTGAATCGCAACGGAAAAGCTAAGTTAGCCGCAACGTCAATCACAACTGAAACCGACTCGATCCTACATTTAAGATCGAAGGATTCAATGATTCGTGGTCTTCATGTTGGGGCGGTGGTGTGTGACGATTTACCTGATGAAAGTTCCCTTTATTCACAAGAGCAAAGAGAGAAGTTACATGAAGTCTTTTATGGATCAATCACACCGATCGTCGAGCCTTTCGGTTATTTATGTGTACTTGGGACCCCCTATTCAGCAACTGATATTTACGGGGATTTAAAAAAAGATGGCCGGTTCAGGGTATTTGAATACCCAGCGGTTTTCCCAAATGGTCAATTGTTAGCACCTGATCGTCTTACGTTTAAAAGGTTAACGGAGGAACGAAAATCACTTGGAACGTTGGTTTTCAACCGAGAATATCTGGTTGTGCCGATCGCAGATACGTCAACGATTTTCCCGTATGAATTTCTGAAAAGATCCATACGTGGGATGGAACATATCAGTTTCGCAAATGATATAGAAAGTTACCCCATAAAGTTAGTCAGGGTTGTCGTGGGGTGTGATTTTGCGATATCGGGTAATGTGGGTGCCGATTATACAGTATACACCGTATGGGGTATGGATGCACACGGATTGATATATCTTATAAATATATTCAGGGAGCAGGGTGCGAGCCATGATCTTCAGGTGAATAAACTTATTGAATTTAACGCGAGATATAAGCCGAACAAATCCGTGTGTGAATCGAATGGATTTCAAAGAATTCTTGCGGGTATGGCGAAAGAGAGGGGGTTGGTTAATGTCGAGGAATTTATCACAACTGAAGGGAATAAAAAGGATCTGAAATCAGGTCTACCCTCACTATCAGCGTTTTTTGAAAGTGCACGTTTGAGGGTGCCTTATGGAGATGAAAACACACGAAAGTTGGTTGATACGATGTTTGGTGAATTTAATTCAATCGCGTTTAACTCAAAGAAAGGGACTCTTGAATCAGTTTGTGGACATGATGATATATGTATGTCATCGTTCATGGCGATACAAGATTTGAGGGAAAACAACGTACAAGCAATGATTGATTTTGTTGATTTGGATTGATATGGAAAAAATAAACGCAAATTTTTTAGGTGAACTGTTTCGGAAAATGTTTCTAAGCAAGGAAATGATGTTCATTGTTGATAGGCACCTTGATTTTAAATTTATTCCTAAAGAGGAAGTGGGGTATAAATTTATTTTGAAGGATGCGAAAGAGCAGTTTCACCAATACGATAAAATACCTTCGCTGGGGGTTATCTCCCAAAAATATAGCGGCACGGAAGCTGTTCAACTCGCGGTTGATCAGATAAAGGAATCTCAAATTGTTGATGATGAAGTCCTTCTAAATCAACTTGAAAGCTATATTCGTGACAGTGAATTTCTCCTTCTTAACAAGGCCATCGTCGATCTCTACGGCGAAGGAAAAAAAGAAGAGGCGATGAGGTTAAGTAAGGAGGAAAGTACGAGGATTTTAGAATTTTCATTAAGGGCTCAGTCGGAGATGTTTTTAGGGGTGTTTAGCGATTTTGATAAATGCCGGAAAGATTGGGCCGAAAAAACGGAACAGCAACCTCCTGTTGCATTCGGAATAGACGCACTTGATGATAAATACGGGGGAATTGATGTGGGCGACACTGAGTTATGGTTGGCCAGATCGGGGGTTGGGAAAGCTCTTACATTGGATACGAGAATCATCACGCCGGACGGGTATATGAGAATGGGTGATGTGAAAGTGGGTGATATTATTTCCACGATTCATGGGGAACCGCAAATCATCACTGGTGTGTACCCGCAAGGGGTAAGGAACTGTTACGAGGTCACTTTCACTGACGGTTCGGTGGTAAGATGTGACAGGGATCATTTATGGACCGTGCTTGATAGGTATCACGAAGATCGTGTCGTCACATTAACTTTGGGGGAGATAATGAAAAAGGGTCTTTTAAGATGTGGTACTCACGGTGGACAGGTTTATTATAAAAATGGAAAGAAGTATTACGGAACGAAATCTCGACCGAGATGGAGATTACCCTTGCAAGAGGATGCTGGTTTCGTGAAGAAGGATGTGCTTATAGATCCGTACACATTAGGGGTGATGTTGGGTGATGGATCGTGTACCGAGGGCACCATGGGTATCACGATAGCCGATGATGATATCGAGATAGTCAACCGGTTGAAATTTCCTGAAAAAATTGAAGCGAGATATGTCAACAGATTTTTTTACGGCATAAGAACGAACGGTAGCGAACATTCGATGAGGTATTATCTTGAAAAATACGGATTATTCAATCACACCGCCATCGATAAGTTTATACCCGATGATTATAAATTCAATGATAGGGAAACACGTCTTGAAATTTTAAGGGGAATACTGGATACCGATGGTTATGTCAATAAGAATGGGTTAATTGAAATGGGTTCCATTTCAAAGAGGTTAATGGACGATGTGAGATTTATTGCCCAATCCCTGGGATGTTTGTGTCGCGTAATGAGACGAAAACCTTCCTTCTACACGGATAACGGTAGGAGAGTCCAAACACGTGATCATTACAGGATGGTGATAGTGGAACCGAAAGGGATGTCCTTGTTCCATCTAAAAAGGAAAGCCGATCTAGCTTCACGTCCTCAAAAATTGCACTGTTGTTACCGTGCGATTAAATCCATCAAAAAAGTTGAAAACGCGGGGATGCAATGTATAACGGTGTCATCGCCGGATAAGTTATTCATGGTAGAGGATTTCGTACCCACACATAATTCGACAGTGTTACGATGGAGGGGGTTAACATCTGCGCTTACCGGGGCAGACGTTCTTCATATTCAATGTGAGGAGGCGAAAGAGAAAATACATATGAAATATTCTCAGATGTGGACTTTTAAGACGTATACCGATTTGAAGGAGGATAATTTCACCCAGGATGAGCTTGATGATTTACATAAGACATTGAAGGATATAGAATCTTATGCGAATGATATTAAAATTTACAGTTTCAAGAAATTTGGTGATGCGACCATTCTTGATGTGAGGACGATATGCCTCGAATATAAGAAATTAGTGGGTAAGTTTCCTAGGATTTTAATTATAGATTCATTTAATCTGATAAGAACGGGTATACCGAGTTTTGATAATGACCCCCGACCAAAATATAAGTTTCAAGAGTGTGGAAAAAGATTGAAAAATATGTGCGAGGAATTTGGCATGTCCTGTGTAACCGCGATTCAGACAGGTGATGTTCCTTTTGAAGTTTGGAATGACGAAGAAAAAGTTATAGATCGAAGTTACGCGGAAGGTGATAGAACCGTTGTTCAACCCTTTAGTTGGGTATTTTCCATCAATCAAACATTGGAAGAGGTAAAGCATAAAACTTGTAGGATTTTCAAGGATAAGGTTCGTGATTATGAAAATGTCGATCCTGTTTTTAAAGTGGCAACGAATTACAACGCAGGGCGGTTCTATGATAGAAAGAGAACCCTGGAGGAATTCTATGATTTAAAAATTACACACACACACGGTGGTGGGAGAAAACGAATAAGATCTAATTCAAACGAACAGAAAGGGAGGGTTATGTGATGATTATTGATAAGGATGAGATAATCGCCGAGTTAAACCTCAAACCCTTCGGTCAAAAAGGTTGGCTAAGTTCAAAAGAACCGTGTCCGTTTTGCGGAAAAGATGGAAAGAATGCGTTAATTTTCACGGACGATGGGCATTCAGCGGTATTCCATTGTTTTAAATGCGGAACAAAAACAAGTATTCGTAATTATCTTATCAAAATGGACCGAAAAGATTTGATAAGAAATGATTACCAAATGTCGAAAAAAAATACTAAATTAACACCTTTAATCAAAGAGGAGGATGATATTGAAGAGAATGTTCAATCAAACACAAGACTCCCCATTGGGTTGAAACCTTTGGTCAACGATCCGTATCTGGAGAGCAGGCATTTTTTAAAGGAACACTATGAAGAATTTGAACCATCATACACTAAATCAGTTTTGGAGGAGACGTTAGCTAAGCATAATTACATTATCTTCAAGATTAAGGAAGGAGATAGGGTTGTCGCGTGGCTGGCGAGGTCACGATACAATAAAACGTGGCATGATAATAATAGAACGTTGTTTAAGGAAGGTATTGGTAAAATGGTTCTACGGTACATGAATAGTCAGGATGGTTTTTCTCATATTCTGGGTGGGTATAATTTTATCGGGCCGGAAACAGAAACCGTGATATTGGTCGAGGGTTTGTTTGATAAAGTGAATGTTGATTATCTGATTAACCTGGGATTTAACCAGGAAATTGCATGTTGTTTCACCTTTGGTAAGAAGATAAGCCCGGGTCAGTTGGATCAACTAAGAAAAACGAATGTCAAAACTGTGATTCTAATGTATGATGAGGACGCTTTAAGGGAAAGTAAGGAAACCGCACTTCATTTAAGTAAATTTTTTAATGTGAAAGTTTGTCGGATAAAGGATAAGGATGTTGATCCCGGAAATATGACAATGCAATATTTACAACGAGTTCTGATTGATATGCAGGATCCTTTGAATTTTTATTTAAATAACCTAGATAAAACGATATATGATACCTCAGAACGGAAAATTAACAGTAAGGGAATATTTTGAACAATTAGAGTTGGAATATTTCTCATATTTATTCAGGGCCTTGGTGTACGAGGAACCTTGTTTTATTAAAATGTGCAATGATATTTGCGAGAAGAAAAAGGCTAAGATAATGAAAATCTCGCATCAATATCAATTACGTAGTATTTTCAAGGATAGTCAAGAATATCATCGCATGTTGAAGGATGTGTTCCTTCAACCGTACGGGATGCCGGGTTTGAAATATGATCCTTTGAAGAATAGCCCGGTAATATATGATAGATTTTACGCGTTTAAATCCGGGAGAAAGGTGAAGTATCAGGGTGAAGTGTGTGTTGTGAAGGAGAACAATCCCAATTGGGAGAAAATAATCATCATAACACCGAAAGGGGAAAGTATACCATTACGCTATATAGACGTAGAATTGTTGGTTGAAGATTTGTTTATTTGATAAACATTGTGTATCTTTATGGTGTTGATTTAAAAATATTGATAGTATGATAATTAGAAAATTGTTTAAGTTTGAGGGAAGTCATATTGTGAGAAATTGCACATCGGACAGATGTTCACATTCAATTCACGGCCACAGCTATAAGGTTGAGCTATTTTTGACCTCGGATCGTTTGGATAACGCAGGGATGGTCGTTGATTTCGGTCTTCTTAGTAATTTTAAGGAGGTAGTTGATCTATTCGATCACACTCATTTATTATGGGCGAAAGATAACGAGGTTTATAAAAATTTCATACAGGCTATGAATGATAGGTGGATAATTTTACCCTGTAATCCCTCCGCCGAATTACTTTCATCCATGTTTTTCGCTTGCTTTGAATCGATATTAGAAAAAACAGAATTTAACAATGGCGAGGGTAACGTGGTTGTGCAATCAGTGAGAGTTCATGAAACGGACACTGGTTACGCCGAATCAGATCGAAATGATTATGATAGATACTTGGAAATGTATCCCGAAGAAATAGAAGTTAGCCCTTCGTTGGCAAAAACTGAGATTTATCATAAACTTTTTCGGGGGATTAAATTCGTGAACCCAAAGGTTGAACTACAGGTGAAATTATGATAACGAAAAAGGAATTAAATGATCTCGTTGATCACTATGGGTTTGATGAAAGTCTGGCATTTGAACTTTCATTACCTGTGATTGATTTAAGGGTGAGCGGGTATGGTGAGATGGCGGACGAGCTTTATGAAAATCAACTTGATCTTATTAAAGAGATTGCGAAAGAACGGAGATTCTCAGAACTGGATCTCGCTGAGTTTATAGAATTGTATAACGCTTATTTATGTTAAAAATGGATTATTCAGAAATTCAACCGATTATTGATTTGCATACCTGCATACAAGGAGAAGGTATGAAGGTAGGAGTTCCCCATATTCTTATAAGAACATCCGGGTGCAACTTGAGATGCACTTTTAAAGGGAGTATATGCGACACGGCCTACAGTTCGTGGGAACCTGAAAAAGGTAAGTATTCGTTGAATGATGTGCTTGCCATCATCGGATGTAATCCCCAAATATCCCATTTACTCATCACAGGGGGTGAACCTATGTTGCACGCCGAGTTAGTGAGTGAACTTGTTAAGATAGCACGTCAACGCGCCTTATTTATAACGATGGAGACAAACGGAACCATCCCACCATCAGAGGAACGAATCTTTGATAATTTTAGATTAAATTTGGTTTCGATATCACCGAAATTATCAAGTTCGATTCCATGCGAGAGTTTTTGGGCGGAAAAACACGGTTCACTCCGTGAGAACATACCTGCTATCGTTTCTTGGATTATGAAATCGTTGCAACATCAATTGAAATACGTTGTATCAGGAGAGGATGATATAACAGAAGTTCGGGGACAACTTTATAAGATAAGAAAGTACATGGATGAGATAGGGTTACACCCGATTCCTTTGAATGTATATCTCATGCCGGAAGGTGACACGGAGGAGAAGTTGGCTGTGAAAAGAAAGTGGTTGGTTCAAAGGTGTATAGATTTGGGTTACAACTACACGGATCGGCTTCACGTAATTATATTCGGAACGAAAAGAGATGCTTAGTTAAAAACGAGATAAAACACGAAATATGAAAAAAATAATGGCAGGAGGGAACGTCGTTCTTTCCGATGATGATAGAAACGAGATGTTGGCAAGGGCCACCGAGGCGTACGGTAAGTTCTTGGAGGCCCTGGGGTATGATTGGAAGAATGACCCCAACATGATAAAAACACCGTACAGGGTGGCGAAGATGTTCGTTAACGAGATCACATCGGGTGCTTACTCAGCACCCCCGAAACTGGCGGTGTTCCCGAGTTCAGGGTATTCCGGTATGGTGATCGAACACGGGATAGAGGTGAACTCATTGTGTTCACACCACTTACTTCCGTTCACAGGGTTCTGTAGTTTGGCGTATATTGGCAAGGAAAATGGTCAGGTTATCGGTCTTTCGAAACTAAACAGAATAGTTCACTGGTTTGCCAAACGGCCTCAATTACAGGAGCAATTAACCCGGCAGATTCATGATTATTTGGTTAACGTATTCGGCGATACGGTACTGGGCATCGCAGTTTATATTGAGGCGGAACATATGTGCGTGAGCATGCGGGGCGCGGAAGATAATAGTACGATGACAACCCACTATTGTTCGGGGGCGTTTTTAACAAATGAGATGAATAGCCGAGATGAGTTTTTAAGAGCGATACAGATTTATAAACTCGGGAGAAAATAAAATATGTCGGCGATAAAGAAAATACGGAAGGAAATTAAATGGGTGAGCGTGGGTGACATACGCTGCCACCCATTGAATCCTCGAAAAAATTCGAAATCCGCGAAAATTGTTGCAAAAAGCATCCAAGAATATGGATATATCAATCCTATTGTTGTTGATGAAGAAGGAACGATACTTGCGGGAAACACGAGATTCAAAGCGTTACAGCTACTTGGTGTTGAAGAGTTTGATGTTTTAGTCGTTAGTGGTTTAACTGACGAGGAAAAGGTTGGTTTTTTGGTCGCTGATAATAAAGTTGGTGAGTATTCCTCATGGAATTATACAGGCCTTCAACGTCTTGTTGAAAAATCAGGCAACAAGGATGCGATGAAAGAAATCGGTATCACAACCCTTCAAGATAACAAAGATGAACTTGATAAATTAATAGCTGGTATTGATTGATATGTTTGAAAAACCTAAAAAAAGGCTTGTGATGGGATTGGGTGGTGGTCTGGTGAGTAGTTGTAGGTCCGATAAGGTCTTGGAAAAACTTTTGCTTGCACATGATAACGACTATCTAATTTCAACCGTTGATATGACCGCCGGGTATATTAAATTTATTCAAACCGTTGTTGGAGGCGATCGAATATGGTTGGATTCCGGTGGTTTCACATTATTCAAAAAACAGAAGAAACTGGGTGAAAACAGCACTGATTTTTGGAATGAATGCGAGAAAATGAAGAAAAAGTTTCTTCGGTTTCTTAAAATGTATCCGTTTAAAATGTGTTTTGAACTTGATAATGAATATTTTAGAAAGGATGATGATTTATTATCACCTAAAAATTACCTAAGGGAGGAGATCAAGGAAATAACAGGATATTATCCGGCGCCCGTTTTTAAAATGCACCAGGGCTTTCAGTACTGGAAGGATCTCTGTGACTCATCTCTTTATCCTATTTTGTCAATAGGGGGTCTTGCGCAGGCAAGACAATGGCATATATACAGGGATGAATTAGGAAAGATGATGAAGTATGCGAGAGATAAGGGAAAATATGTTCATCTTCTGGGATGTTCAAATGTCGAGACAACGAGATTCGTCATGCCCGATTCGGTCGACTTTTCGATTTTTAGGTACGCGATAAATATAGAGAAAGCACGTAATAATTTTTTAAGAAAAGTGAATGAGGGTGTGATCGTTCCGGGCCCGGATGCATATGAAAGTGCAGGTCCGGATTTATCAGGGCGAATACCGTATCATTATTTGTGCCGGGATATCGTTTTGTATGCGTTCGCGGATGCGAAAGCGAGAGAGTTTCTGTATGAGAAACAGAATGATGAAACAATTGTATAGTTGAATTTTAATAAATTAAGGATTATGTTAAACGGAAAAGAGTTACACAATGAAGGTATTATCGTTAATCATTTGGAAGAAAATTTAACCCAGCATGGGTGTGATATTAGACTGAGAAAGGTGAGTGTCGTGAAAGGGCAGGGATTCATACCCCGTGAAGGTAAAACAATGTTACCCTCATACGAAGAAATCCAATCTTTTCTTGATATAAACGGTAACGAGGTTTGGCATTTATCTCCGGGGTATTACATGATTGATTTCATTGAAGGCTGCAACATACCTAAAAACAAAATGGGCCGGATAGTACAGAGAAGTTCAGTTGCCCGGTGTGGTGCGTGGATTTATTCATCAATTTTTGATGCCGGTTTTCATACCGATTCAATGGGTACGTTCATGGAGGTATTTCATCCAATTACAATCGAGAAAAACGCCCGGGTCGCACAATTTTACTGCTATGATTGCACGGATGTAAACGAGGAAGATTTATATAACGGCCAATATCAAAACGACAAACAGAGAAAATAATCTCTGTTTTTGTTGATAATTCGATACACTTTGTGTATCTTTATGGTGTTGGAAATAAATTAATTGTTTAAAAATGATTATATCAATTTCAGGTGCTCAGTGCACAGGTAAGACAACGTTAATTGAGGCGTTGAAAAAGGAGAGATGTTTGGAAGGATCTCTCTTTATGGGATCTCCTTCAAGAAAAGGTAATGATCGTGGTATAAAGATTAATAAAGAGGCGGGTATTTATGATCAACTTTGGATTGCAACTTCGTATGTGAAAGAAATTATCGAGTCAGCGATGTCACCGCATGATCATATTATTTCTGATAGATGTCTATTAGATGTTCTGTGTTACACGGAGTATAACCGAGATAGGTCATCGAGCGAGGACAGGCCTCTCTGGGACGAAATGGTTGACACGGTCACCCAACTTCTATTTCATATAGAGCCCCTTTACAGTCATCATATTATACTGAGGCCGGAGTTTAAAATCGTGGACGACGGCGTTCGGCCAACCGATGAAGTATTTCAAAAGGAAATCGATCGTTTATTTGAGAAAAACGCGCGTATGTTACAAGACTTCGCACCACGAGGGATACACTATGTGAGCGGAAGTATTGACGAAAGAGTTTCCCAGGTATTGGATATTATGGAATTTAATTACGGATTATAAAATGAAAAAGGCGATTTTAAGTTTATCGGGCGGATTGGATAGTACGTGCTTGCTCATGTATTTACTTGCTCATGATTACGAAGTTAAGGCTTATTCTTTTCAATACGGTCAGAAGCATCAGGTTGAATTGGAGAAGGTGAAAAGAAATATTGAGTTCTTGCAAGGTAAGAGGTTTAAGTTATCACACCAGATTATCGATCTGAGGGATTGTTTCAGTGACAGTAATTCGTCCCTTCATGTAGGTGGTGAACCTATACCGGAAGGTCATTACGCGTCCGAAAATATGAAATCAACGGTTATTGAAAATAGAAACGTGATCTTTTCCGCTATCATTTATGGGAAGGCACTTTCATGGGCGAATAAAACGGAGAGTAATGTTGATGTGTTTTTAGGTCTACATAGCGGTGATCATTGCTGTTATCCTGATACATCCGAGGAATCTCGAATCGCTTGTGAGCACGCGTTTAAAGTATCGAACTGGGGTAGTGAAAGAGTGGGATACGAAGCTCCGTTCAATCACATGGATAAGGGCGGTGTACTTGCCGAAGGGTTACGTGCGATGACGATCCTCGGGTTCAATGATTATGAAATTAATTTGGTTCTGGGTAATACTCACACGTGCTATAATCCCGATCCAGAAGGAAGATCGTGCGGAAGGTGTGGATCGTGTATAGAAGAATCGCAGAAAGTACTGATGAGTGATAATACATGGAAGCAAATTAAGGATGTTTGTATTGGAGACGAAGTGTGGTCCGTGGATGAAAACACGAAGAAAATTTGTGTGGCGAAGGTATTGGATAAGTTTGATAATGGTATTCAACCGGTATATGATATGGCGGGTCTTCTTTTAACGAAGGATCATTATGTGTATGCTTCAAATATGAAGTTAAGGCCAAGATATAGAAAGTACGAGGAGATGAAGAGAAAGGATGCTACTTATATGGTGAAATTTTGGCCAGTATCAAATACAAGAAAAGAGGTTGATGATGAAAAATTCGCCCTGGGTTATTTACGTGGATTTGCTGATGGTGATGGATCCATTGACACACGGGGTGTTCATACATTTCAAAAGGAGTTCGATGTATTGGAAGAATTTTGGTCTCTTTATGATAAATATATCAAGCCATGTGATGTAAAAATCACTTACAGGGAGGATACCAACATGCACCGTGCTGGTGGCGGTTATGGTCCTGTGTTTCTTGAGAAGACAAAATTTAATGAACACCCTGAGTATTTGCGCGGGTATTTAAACGGAATGTTGATAGCTGATGGGTGTGCTTGTCATAATAAATCAAATGGATCATTCGGTTTTTCTATAAGCCAAGCAGTGATTGTGAATAAAGAAAAGTGTATTCAAATCGATAAAGCATTATCATTGTTGGGGATTAAGTGTGACAGGTCGCAATCCGTTACGCCCGGTTTTAAAGAGGGCGGTACCCTTATGCAAACTTGGAGAGTAACAAGACCGTACATAATTACATTAAAGTACGGTGCGGGAAAACGTGCGTCGATGCTTGAAAAGTTAGGCACATATAATTCAATAAGGCTTTTAGACCAAGTGGTGGTAAATAAAATAGATGAACCAGTTAAGGAGGCACATGTATATGATATTAAGACTAGTGCTGGTTCATTTATTTGTGAGGGATATTTGGTGCATAATTGTACCGAGCGGCTCGAAGCGTTTGAATTAAACGAGATGACAGATCCTATAAAATATCAACACAATGATTAAGATAGCGCATGAAGCACCGTTATCGATTATGAACAAGGTTCAATCGATGACTGATTATGATTACGCACTTGTTCACTTGTTTGAAGATCCCGATATAGGTGGCGATTATTTCGAATTTTTCATGGATGCGCTTGTTAACAAGGGACGCGAGGTAATTCTTGACAATTCAGTGTTCGAATTGGGGTCGGCATTTGACGCAAATAGATTTCGTTCATGGATTAAGGCACTGAAGCCAACTTATTACGTTTTACCCGATGTTTTGAGAAATGCGAAAGAAACGATGAGAATGGCGAGAACGTGGGAGAAAATATCGTGCAGCTATTCAATCGGTGTTGTTCAGGGGATAAGTTGGAATGAACTTGTCGAATGCTATAAATGCATGGTCGAGTGTTGCGATATGGTCGCACTACCTTTCAATCTGCCTATTTATTTGAGCCTTGCGGTAGATGAGAATATATCCAAGGCATATTGTAGAGGAAGAAAAATGTTCATTGACCAGCTCATCAATCACGGTGTTATGGATTGTGAAAAGCCGTTGCATTTACTGGGCACAGTATTACCGCAAGAAGTTTGCCAATATAACGAGGATAAGTATCACTTTATCAGAAGTATCGATACATCTAATCCAGTTATTCATGGTTTACACGGTGTAAGATATACGGATAGCGGACTTGAAGAAAAAATTCCCGTGATGCTTCATAAGATGGTGGGTATCGATGTACAACAATCTCAATGGAATGACATAAAATTTAATATTGAAAAGTACCGATTTTTTGCTGGATTCGTTGGTAAATAGATAAACATTGTGTATCTTTAGACATTGAAACAATGAAACAGTAACAACTTAAAAACAAGAGATTATGAAAAAGTTTAGTGAAATGACCCGTGAGGAACTTCGTAAAGAAGCATCAATTCGTGGAATTAAAAATTATATCACAATGTCTAATTTAAAATTAATTGAGACATTGGAAGAATATGAGGCTCGAAAGAATTCGGTTGCGGATCAACTGGGTCAGGATGTAAAGAGCAAGTGCGATCAGGCAACCGAATTTTACGATCAACTGGCGGCGTTTGGCGCATGCGATTTATACGCCAGGGTTGACGCGATTGTTGATGATCGTGATATGAAGGATCTTGAAGAGAGTGAGTTGGATGCGATCCTTTCATTCCGTGAAAGTTTCAACCCGGATGATTTCAGGAAGCACACAGTTGAAACGGATAAAAGTGTGGATGAAAAACCGGCTGAGAAGAAGGCGAAGAAACAGTCAGTGACCGGGAAGAGAAACGGTGTGATCTCTCTCAGTAACCCACTATTACCTCAAATCAAACAACTTCTTTCTGAGGGAAAGAAAAAAGCTGAAATAGCAACAATTCTTGGAAAAAGCAACGTGTATATTTACAAGTGTGTTAAGGCAATTGAGGCATCGAGTTGTGATTCCAGCCAGGGCGAGATATAAATTTGAATTTACGGGGCCCCGTAAAAGGGTTCCCATTATATTTAAAATATGAAAGAACTGTTATCGTATCTCGATCGCAATGGATTTATATATGATATTTCCGACCTGGGTATTATCACAATGGATGGTGATACATATGAATTATCAGGGCCCAATGTCGACGGACTTCTGTTTGATCGAGGGTTTAATTACATAGGAACACCCATCACTGCGAATAATTACATCTATAAGTTCGGCCGTCTGTATTACACTTTGAGAAAGGGTAATGAATCGAAAGTGAAGTTGAAACTCTTGAAATATATCGGTAAGGTTGATAGTGATTTACCGACCGAATCATTTCTGGGAGTGAGAGGTCCGTTTGAATTATTGAACGGAACCGGAGATTATGGAGATTGGTGTCGAAAAGCGAATTTTTTCGGTGTGAGTATTTTGGGTATCTGTGAGAAAAACACACTTGCGGGTGTGCTTAAATTTCAGTTGGAATGCCAGAAACACGGTTTGAAACCGGTGATCGGTGAAACCGTTACCGTGTTCAATCAAAAGAAAGATCTTCTGTACGATGTGAAGGTTTACGTCGTGGATGAAACAGGGTGGATGAATCTTCTTTCCATCAACAAGGAAATTAATGTCGATAATAACGTAAGGATCGATGAGGAGAGATTTCTGTCATTGACAAAGGGGTTAATTATTGTGATTGATCCGAAGAGTTTACAATTTAAGGATGTACCGAAAGAATTTGAGGGCGCATACTATCAACTTGATTCAGTTAGGTTTGATTCAAATGAAAGGGATAAAACATACCTTCTAAACCTTCAGGAGTATTTCTCAAGTTCCATGTTACCCACAAATATCTGTGACGCGTATTATTTGGACCAAGAATATTTCTATCTGAAAAAAGCGTTGAATTCATCCGCGGGTATAAGTAACGATTTTTCAAAAAATCAATATTTCAAGTGTAACGAAGAATATTTGATGGAGATTAGGGAATTATTCTCAGCCAATGATCAGGATGTTATGCTTGATATCATCGGATTCGCGATCGAGAACACAAATGATATCGCTGAAAGGTGTAGTAATTTCAAGGTCGATCTATCACAACGTCATCTTCCTAAATATAAAATGACCGAGGAGGAGTTCAAGAAATATGATGGATCAAAAGTTGATATGCTTATATCCTTGGTCGCGGATGGGTTTAATAGCATGGGGATAAGTGATGTTGATGAACAAGAGAAGTATCTTGATAGACTTGAAACGGAAATAGATGTAATTAAATACGGAGATGTTGTTGATTATTTCTTGATACTTTGGGATATCACCCAATGGTGTAAACGTCAAGGTATACTCGTAGGGTTCGGCCGTGGATCAGCTTGTGGCTCCCTCGTTGCCTATTTATTGGGTCTGACTCACATTAACCCGTTTGATTACGATTTGCTATTCGAACGTTTTCTGAATAAAGGTCGTATCGGTCAACAAGTTGAAGTGGACGTTGTAAAAATCACATTCGATAATAATTTAGATATAGAGTTGGATTTTGATGATAAAGTGTGTATTTTTAGATCGGGAGAAAAATTAGATATAAAAGCTCAAGATTTAAAAGATGGAGATAGAATCGTTAGTGTCGGATCAGGAGATATTAGCAAAATGCTCGAACGGACAAAAGAATCCGTTTAAGGGTGATAATAACCTTTATAATATTTTATATAAAACAACCTGTACGGTAAACGGAAAAGTATATGTTGGGGTTCATTCATCAAAAACAGTGGAAGATTCTTATATTGGTGGGGGAATCAAGGCAGATTACTCCACCGGTTTAAAAGATTACAAGGATCCCTTGTTAATGTCATTAGGCAATTGCGTGAGATTGTACGGGATTGGTGCGTTTAAGAGAGTAAATTTGTTGTATTTTAATACCGTAGATGATGCATTGATTCAGGAAAAACGTGTAGTTGATCATCAGTGGGTGAGAGATCGACGAACACTAAATTTAAAAATTGGCGGTATTAAGCCGCCGAGACGAGTGGGTGAGAAAAATGGTAATTATGGGAATAAATGGTCCCAAGAAATGAAGGATCATATCTCAGTAATCCGAAAAGACCGGGGTGTTGCGAAAGGGAGTCTTAATCCGAATGCGAAACCGATTGTGATGATAAATATTTATACTTTAGAGGTACATAAATTTCTATCTGCTTATGACGCACAAAAAACATTATCACCGAGTGGTAATCATGATACATTACTTACTTTTCTTCAGAAAGGCAAGCTATTCGAAAGGAAATGGGTTCCTTTATATACGGAGGTGTATTTAAGAGAAACAGATATAAGGAGAAAGGTGATGTCTTTTATTGAAAAATCTAGATTTGTAAAACAGATAAAACAAAATTTGAAATGGAATATATAGTTAAATCAATTAAATTAGAAAAGCGGCAGCGAATCAAGCACGGTTCGCTGCCAGACTAAGGGACATCGATACTGATTTCGAGATGGCGAGAAGACCGGAAGTTAAAAGATACATGGAGGAGCGTTACGGTGCTGATCAAGTTTGCTCCGTGGGAACCTACACGACTCTTCAAGTCAAGGCCGCCGTCAAGGATCTATGTAGGTTGAAAGGTGTCCCCGTCGCCGAGGTAAACTCATTTACTTCTAAAATAGATGGTGTGAAGGATTTTGATGATTTATTCAGAATCGCCTGTCAGAAAAAAGATGTCGCGAATTTCATTAACAGAAACTCGGAGATCATCGAGATGGTCGGCTTGATACAGGGCCAACCGAAGGCGAAATCGATTCACGCGTGTGCCATGATGACATAACCAGATGAAAAAGACATGTATCATTGGAATCCAATTCGCCGACAGGGTGATATGTTGATCAGCGAGTGGGAGGGTGGTGAACTTGACGCTGCGGGTTTTTTGAAAGAGGATATTCTGGGAATCTTGCAGTTAAGTAAGTTCGGCGACATATTGAAATTAATCAAAGATGATACTGGTGAAGAAATCAACCTCTATGAATTACCCCTTGATGATCCGAAAGTTTATTCGTATTTTCAAAGAGGGTGGAATGGCGATGTATTTCATTTCGGTGCGAAAGGATTAACCGGATATTGTAAGATGTTAAAGCCCGATAACATAACAGAGCTTGTAAACTGTATTGGGTTATATCGACCGGGGGTTATGGAGGGAAATTTTCATAACGAGTATATCCTTCGTAAAAAGGGTGAGAGGGAAGTATCATTTAGAAAAGGGGCGGGAGAAATACTTCAAAGTAGCCGGTATATCATGATATGGCAGGAACAGACAATGAAAATGTTCCAAGTGTTAGGAGGGTTTAATCTTGTTGACGCGGATGGCGCACGCCGGGCGATTGGTAAGAAGAACGTGGAGAAACTTCAACCCTTCAGGGAAAGATTTTTGAAAAATTATATCGAGAATTTCGGTGTTGATCAAAAATACGCGGAAGAGACATGGAAGGAAATTGAGAATATGGCTGATTATCAGTTCAATAGATCCCACGCGGTCGCGTATGCAAACACAGGATATGCGTGCCAGTGGCTAAAAGTGAATTATCCGTTGGCTTTCTGGTCCGTTGCGTTCTCCTACGCTGATGATGATGATTTCCCCGTTTATCTACACGAGATAAATGAAATAGGAAATATCAAGGTGATCCCCCCTGATATTAATGAATCGACGGATAAGATCAAGACAGATTTCACTGATAAAAGTTTGGTGTGGTCAATCTCATCAGTGAAACAGGTCGGCGAGAAGGCACAAGCGGAGATCATGAAGGAAAGATCAGAGAACGGACCTTACTTTGATTTTGATGAATTTTTAGACCGACATTCACAGAAAGGAAGTGCCGTTAATAAAAGTGTTATAGAAAATTTGATTTCATGCGGTGCTTTCGATAAGCTCGAATCAATATCAAACGTTATAGACAGGATAAAACTTATAAAACGATACAGAACTGCTAATAAGGTGAAAATCGACAAGGAGAAAGATGTGTTTGAGTTGAATCCCGGTAAAGTGAAATTAGAGTGGTGGCATAATTTGAGGCAGAAGAAACTGTGCGGCTTGGCGTTTTTCAATTATTCAAAATTATACTTGGATTATTTCAAGGAGATGATCGGCGATTCAGAATATCCTTTCAAAGATTTTTCTGAGATAATTGATGATCCCTTGGAAACGAAAAGTTATAATTTAACAGCCGCGGGTTATGTATATGAAATCGCGATAAAAACTGGAAGAAAGGGGGATTACGCGATCATTACGCTTGAACAGAATTACCAATTTCGAACAGTTGTTTTCTGGTCCAATGAATATGAATCGTTCGAAAATATTTTGAAAAATTGCAAGGATACAATTCTGTTCATGAACGGCCGAACAAACTGGGATGAGAGAAATCAACAAATGGCCATTTACGCGAATGAAAACACGGAAGTGTTGGTATTAACGTAACAGTTATTTTTGATTGTTGTGATTTGATTTTTAAATCGGTATCTTTAAATTACGAAAATAAGATGAGATGAATACTGTTGTTCATATAGGAAATAGGCCTGTTGTGCTGATATCAGAAGATTCGGAAGATGAGATAGATATTGACACATTATGTAGGATCGATCATGGAAATTTGTATGGTGAGATAGTGACGGTTTCAGCCTTGTTGAACAAGGTGGGAATCTGGAAAGCGGAGGCGGAGGCACTATATAATAGGAGCAAATTGAAATGTGATATTTACGAAGCGAATTTTCGCAAGGATATTCGTATCGAAGCGAATAAAAATCAAGGAAAGTTTAAATTCGGCGATGATTATATCAAATTAACGGAGAAATCCGTGGATGAGGCCATCTATACTGACGCCGAATTTCAAACATTAAAGGATGATATGATTGAGAACCAGCGGATGTTGAATATTTTGGATTCTTGGTTCTGGGCGATTAATGACAAAAGTAAGAAGTTAAGCTCGATAGTTCGACCCGTATCACCGGAGGAATTTTTATCCGAACTAGTTGAATCAAAAGTAAACACATTTTTAATCAAGAAAGGATTGTAGTATGGATTCATTAATAATTGAGAATATTGAGATCAAACCCTGCCCGGGTACTCTTGGTAGATATGATGTGTTCGAAATAAGAAGCGGAGAGAAAATCAAGGAATCATATTCGAAAGATTTAGCATACGGTGTTACCTTGGAAAGGGCGATATCCCTCGCGGTTGAGAGGGTATCATTTGATACGGCCAGTGATTTAAGTTCATTGTTAAATAAATATCATTTATTGAAGGACGAATTTTTAAGTAAATTATCAGAGTTAGGTAAAAAGATTAATTAAACAGTTTAAAACGTAAAGTTATGGCATTTGACAGAAGTAGATTTAAAGCATCAAGTTTTGAGACTATTCAGAAAGAGGAGCAGAAACAGAAGGAAACGAATAAAACATTTTATCAAACCGATGGACGACGGGCTCCCTTTTACACGATCAGTGACGGACGAAACTGGCTTCGCGTGCTACCATCATCAGACCCGGAAACAGCGGCTTATGTTGCGATGCGTACAACCCAGTTGCCCGTTTTAGATGACGAATGGGAAAACGGTGAGAAAACGGGCCGGAAGGTGATGAAGAATAAGGAAATTTTCATCGCGACAACCCACTGTGACGCGGTTAGGGAATCAGGTCTTCAAGATCCCGTTGAGTTCTATATCCAAAAGGTGTTTGAAAAAGCGGAAGATTTTCAGGATGAGAATGATAAGAAGAAATTCTTATTTCCGATACAGGGTGGCGGATCAGGAAAGAATTGGAAACCTGGGTGTATCCCTCAATCAACCTGGGTCTGCTACGTGCAGGATGCAAAAAGGGATTTGTACCGTCTCGAATTAAGAACAAATTGGTTCAATTTATTGCACAAGAAATCAATCGAATTGGCGGAGGAGTGCAACAAGGTATCCTTGGATATGTTCTCATCACCTGATGATGGTTTCCCGTTGATTATTGTGAAAGGAACTAAAACACAGAACGGAAAGGAAAGGGTTTATTACGATGTTGAGGCAGGAAAACCCACGGTTGGACAATCATGGGAAGATTTTTTTGAAAAATGCAAGATCTCCGATTCGGAATTAGAAAGATTGGCGGGTCAACCATCTTTGAAAGAATTATACGTTGACTGTTACACAACTCGTGATTTGAATCTCGCGCTAGAGGGGTTGAAGAATCTCGAAGCGCAACACCCGGAGTTCGACGTGTTGGGTGATCCTGACTTCGAGGAACTTATAAGTAAGTTATATGAAATCGTTCCGGAACCGAAACAAGTTGCCGAGGATGAGGTCGAGCAGGCATTTAAAAAAGAAGAATCGAATGAAGTGACACCACTGAAGATGAAAAAGATGCTTCGTGAGTATATAGCATCCAATTATTCCGACGAAGGGTATACCTTACCGAATTTATCGAAGGAAGATCTTGTTAAGTGGTATCAACTCGCGATGGAGGGGGAAGAATTACCGTTCGATGAAATAGAGGGGGATGAACCCGGAGTCATGGATGAAGCGCCCAATACATCGCCGGTAACCGAAAAAAGAGAGGTAAAACAGGAAGATACAGGTGTTAAGGTTCACGATCCGAAAGACGTGAAAGCTTCTTTGAGAAACATTCTTAATCGAAAAAAATAAGAAAGGGGTAACACCCTTTCTTTTATCAATATGAAATATGGATAAGGATAGAGTCATAGGTGTCATCTCAACGGATTGGCACCTACAACAATCTAATATAGCTATCGTGAAAGATCTTATCAATCAGCAGATTAAACTTGCACAACAACACGATTGCAAGACATTACTCTGTTTGGGAGATGTGTTCGATAGTAGGATTTCACAGAGAGAGGAGGTTTTGAATGCGTTCACGGCGATACTTGATATGATCAGGGAGAATCATATGATTCTGGGTTGTATCCCTGGAAACCATGACAAGACCGATTATAAAAGTGATAGTAGCTTTTTGGATCCGTTTTATCACCACCCAGCATTTCACCTTCACAGAACCGAGGAATTAATATCAATTCAAGATCTAACGGTGGGTGTTATACCGTTTTATGACACTGAAATATGGTTGGAAAGGTACGAGAAGCTGAGGAGAAAGATCTCCGAGAATGGTATCGTGGCGTCGACACCCAAAGTATTGTTGAGTCATACCGCGTTAACGGGAAGTGTCAATAATGACGGCTCAAAAGTCACAAGCAAGATCACACCTAAGTTATTGAAAGAAACTTTCACGAGGGTTTATCTCGGACATTATCACAACGCCCAGGAAGTATCACAGGGAATATATCACCTATCCTCGATAAGACAGAATAATTTCGGTGAGGATCCGGAAAAAGGTTTTTGGTTGCTATATGATGACGGGGAAGTGATTTTTGAGAAAGCACGATTCAGGGAATACCGTTCATTCAAGATTGACCTAGATAACATATCGAAATCAGAACTAGTTAAACTCGCGGAAGAGCAAGACACATCGAATTCAAACGTGAAAATTGAATTTATCGGATCTGAAAGTAAACTTAAATCACTTGCCGATGAAATTTTCACGGAGAAGGGTATTATTGTGAAGAAACGGAGAAAGGATATAGAGTGCGATGTTGTTCCCGTTAACGGAGAAGAAAATAATCCGGTGTCGAAAGCAAGCATGAAAGATGTGTTTAAAAAATTCTGTGACGAGAAAAAATATGATTTTAACGCGGGATATAATTTCCTGAAAAAATACGTTGAGTGATGGATTTAAAAAGTATGATTGCCGGAATTGAGAAAGAGTTCGGTAAGGAAGCGATATGTGGTGGTTACATAGATGTTGAGAGAGTGCCATCGGGTTCGTTGATTCTAGATAGAGCGCTAGGTGGTGGTTACGGACTGGGTAGGCTGGTTGAGATATTCGGACATGAAAGTAGTGGTAAGACCAGTTTGGCCATTCACGCGTGCAGGGAAGTGCAGGATATGGGTCGCTCGGCGGGTTATATCGATACCGAGCAAGCAATGGATCCTGATTATATGAGGGCACTCGGGGTTGATTTGAGCCCGGAAAAGTTTGTGTTAAGTCAGGCAGATTCGGCAGAGATGGCCCTTTCCATCATGAGGAGGATGTTAGATTGTCCGGATATCGGTATAATTATCCTTGACTCCATCGCCGCGCTGGTACCCAAAGCGAGGATAGATGGTGAGGTCGGTGACGCGGTAATCGCATTAGTTGCCCGGTTAATGAGTGCTGAGTTACCCCTTATAGCTCAGAAGGCAAAGAAGAATAAGACGTTGGTTATATTCATAAATCAATATCGAAGTAATATCGGATTTATGGGTGCGGCGAACACAACACCCGGAGGAAACGCGATGAAATTTTACGCATCCCAGCGCATTGAGATTTGCAGGATGGGTAATAAAAAAGAGGGCGATGATGTCACGGCTATCCGGAGTAAGGTCACCGTTAAGAAAAACAAAATAGCACCACCGTTTAAGCAGGCGGAGATTTCAATCGCTTTCGGTAAGGGAATCGATATCATGCAAGAAATATTAGATTTATCGATCGAGCAGGGTATTATCAAGAAGAACGGAAGTTGGTTCTCCTATAATGGAACGAGTCTGGGTCAAGGCGAGGTGAATGTCAAAACCGTGCTATCCGATAACCCGGAATTATTGGAGGAAATACGCAAACAGATAAAATTAGATTAACATGCAACCGATAAAATTAAAGTTAACGAATTTTCTTTCGTTCAAGGAACTTGAATATGATTTCGAGGAAGGTCCGGTACTTCTGGTTGGTGAGAATAGATCCGATGAGGGTCAGGAGAGTAATGGAAGTGGGAAGACCGCTATTCAATCCGCGATAGAGAAGTGTTGGTTGGATTACACTTCTAGAAAGAATGTCCGAGACATTGATTTAATTAGAAGGGGCCAGAAGGAATCGGTTATCGAATCATGGATTTATTGCCCGGTAAGGGATCAAGTTCTCCATATCAAAAGGGTTTTGACGAGAAAGGGGAACAAGCTTGAACTCTATATCAATGATGAACCCATTCAATTCGCGACAGTGAATGATGGGAATAATCGAATTATCGAATGGATCGGTATCACAAAGGAGGATCTGAGTAATTATTATATAGTGAACAAAGAGCGCTTCGCATCTTTCTTCTCATCATCAAATTCACAGAAACTTCAATTGATGGCCCGATTTAGTAACGTAGGTTTTCTTGATGATATTGATAATGATATCAAAGTTGGGATATCAACGAAAGAACATGAAAGGTCAAGTATTCTTGAAAAAAAATCATTTATTCAAGGAAAAATTTCGGTTTTCGAGGAACGGATTAATGAATGTTCCCTTGAGAAGTTTGAGAAAGCGAAAGAGGAGGCGATATCAAAGTACAGGGATGAGATAGATAATTATGAAAATTCAATCGAATCGAGTAAAAATACGATCAACCATCTTTCGACTGAAAACGAGGATATTAAGAGGGAGCTGGTATCCGTTAATAAGAAATTAAAGGAATACACGGACTCGCTCTCACGAAAAGTTGATGAACATTCATTGATAAACAAAAAAATTAGCGATATCGAAGCGGGTTTGAAGGGTTATCGCGAGAGGGAGATTGAATTGAATTCGGCGGTAAAGGACGCGGTTGACACTGAACGTGAAATTGAAATGGCACTTGGTGAGATAAACAAGAAACTCGCGGGTATTATCACCTGCCCCAAGTGCGGCCATAGATTCCTCGTTGATGAGGATTCGGATGTTGACGAAGAGGAATCGAAGAAGGTGGAAATTCTTTCATTGAAAAAAGAGATTGGAAAATCCATTCAATCGTTAAGGAATGATTTATCGCGATTGGAGGACGAAAGCCGCGAATCAACGAACTCATTAAAATCGGAGAGGGAGATCGAGATATCTTTTTCTCGTGAATTATCGTCTTTAAGGAAAAATATTATCCAAATTGAAGAAGACATCGATAAAAATCAATCGATGATTGAAAACAATAATAGACGTATTAAATTGGAGGAAAAAAGTATACTCGATAGTAAGAACGAGATAACGAAATGGGAGGAATGTATTAAAAAAATGAGTGAGAAGGATCCGGGTGATTCGTGGGAGGAGGAAATAACGAGAAGAAGGACGGATTTATACGAAGCCCAGGTGACGCTAAGAGATATCAACGACCCTTTAAAAGAAGTTGAGTCGGAGATTGAAAATATGAGGGTTTGGCTCATTCAATACAAGGAATTCAGAATGTACCTTGCGAATATCAGCATCAAAGAGATACAATATAATTGTAATGAGATGTTGAAGGATATGGGATCCGATTTACGGGTTAGTATTGACGGTTTTAAAAGAAAAGCTGATGGTACAATTAAGGAGGAGATTACACCGACAATCATAAGGGATGAGGCTCTGTCGTTCAATTCTTTTTCGGGAGGTGAGAGGGGTAGATTGGAATACGCGATGATACTTGCACAACAGAAAATGATCAATAATTCAAGTAAACATAACGGTTTGAATTTTTTATTCACGGATGAGATAGCGGAAGGAATCGATGCGTTGGGTTTAAAATCCCTCGTGAAATCATTGAATCAATTTTCATTTCCCATGATGATAACGACTCACGTTGTGAACCAAGCAGTTGGAAGTAAGGTTTTGAAAGTTATTAAGGAAAACGATATAAGTAGGATAGAATAATGAAAGAGAAAGTTTATATTGGAATTGATCCCGGAAAGGCAGGTTTTATATGTATCCTGCCACCGTATGAAGAGATCGAATTCATACCGATTCAAAAAGATCCGAAAGCGGAATTCGATTTGTGGCATATTAGGGGGGTTATTGAGGGTATATTCACTCGGTTTGAGAGCATGGATATTGTTGTTGGTATCGAATCAGTTCATGCGTTATTTGGTGCGTCAGCGGGTAGTACGTTTAACTTCGGTTATATAACCGGGGTGTTGAACGGTCTCGTCGCGGCAAAAGGTGTTACCATTGTTAACCCACAGCCGAAGGAATGGCAGAATGTTATGTGGGAAGGCGTGGGTCTGATTAAGAAGAAATCATCATCAGGGAAGACCGAGGTAACTGACACGAAGGCAACCTCCATCAAAGCCTGCAAGAAGTTATTCCCCACCGTTGATCTTAGAAGGACTGAAAGATCAACGAAGATGGATGATAATAAATGCGATAGCTTGCTCATCGCGATGTACTTAAAACGTAAAAATTTTTGATATGGCGACGAAATTTTATTGTCGAAATGAGAAATGCGACAAGTACAATGAAGAAATTCATTTTAATTCGGTTAGTTACGTGATTCGGGATGGACATCTCACGCCAAAGGAGAGACTTGTTTGCGATCATTGCAATCAAGAAGTTGAGATGGTGAATGTGAAAAATGAAGGGGGTGCGGGGTTTAATCTTGCACGGTTTGATTCACTCTCCAATGATGATAAGAAGAGATGGATAATGGAGAGAAATAAAAAAGTTCGAAAACACGATGCTGAGATGAAGCGATTCTATGAAAAGAAGATTCTCGGTACAAATTTGGATTGATATGGCGGAGTTATTAACAAACAATATCTGGGAAGTTTGTTTGGGTATTGTCAAACATCAAGGAGTTCAGCTCATGGTCCTTGAAAATTTCGGGGAATTGAGCTTCTGGATCGTTGACAGTTTTTCAACAAAAGGTATCGGTCAAAGCTACAATGAGTTAACCGGGAAAGATATCACACAGTATTTATCTCACCAAGCGTTTTATTCATCAAGTGGAAAATCCTTGTTGGAACAAGCGCAGGGGGTGAAACGGGTGACAATGAAGTTTGGGCACGATAATTATATTTGGGTCTTAAATGTTGAGTGACCATGTGAGGAGGAATTTTCCTCCTCTTTTTACATGAAACTTTTTCGCAATTCTGTTGGCAAATAGATAAACATTGTGTATCTTTATGGTGTTGAAAGATAAGAACAAGATTCAATAAATACGATTGTGAGTAAAATAATTAGAATGGAAAGGGTTACCTCATGGGGGAGGGCTCTTAATGCAGCGAGAAGAACGGTTGGCAAACGACCTTTAGACAGGGAGCCTTCAAAATCATGGGAAGCGAAAATGCTACTGGCAGAGCATAGCCCGATTCGGTTGGTTGAATTCGAATGGACGTGGCAGGATATAAAACAATGGATCACTGTTCATCTAGTGAGACATCATGAGGGATGTGAGAAATTTATTCATTCCCAGAGAGAGGATCGGAGGAATTTGATTGTACCCCGGGATAAACTCGAACAAGGTTCACTGAATGACATGGATATGACTGCTAACGCACAAGCGTTAATAAATATATCGAAGGTTCGTCTCTGCATGAAGGCATCGAAAGAAACGAGAAGGGCGTGGCGTCAGGTTATAGACGCGGTGAGGGAGATAGATCCTGTGATGGCGGATAAGTGCGTACCGTCCTGTGTATACAGAGGTTTTTGCCCGGAGATGGAGGGGTGCGGGTATGATAAAACGAATGAATTCCAAGAAGTGTTGAAACAATATAGAAAAACTGATTATGAGAACTGATGTTGAGATTTTGGTTGAAAAAATACTGAACGCGAATAATTTATACAGAAAAGGATCTCCCATTATGACTGACGCGGAGTATGATTCATTGATCGATGACTTACGGGCGATAGAACCCGACCATGCGCTGTTGAAGAGAAGCGTTATCGAGTCGGTAAAAGGTAAGGATCGAGTGAGTAAACTCCCTCTACCAATGTTTAGCTTGGAAAAAGTTAAAACGATGGATGAGGTTATCTCGTGGTTAAAGTGGTTAAAAACGTTCCCCGGGGAAACAAAATTGGTTTTGACACCTAAATATGACGGCATTTCCCTCCTCACGGAGACGGGTCTTTACGGGAAGGCTTGGACAAGAGGTGATGGTGATGAAGGTCAGGAGAGTTCGGAAAGGTTCAAACTTTTATGGTACAGGCGCCGTGGTATGATCCATTTGAGAGAGATTGGCGCGCATTACTGTTGGGGAGAGGCTATCATGAGAAAGGATGAATTCAAACCGTATCTTGAAAGTGGCGAGTACAAAACGGCTCGAAACATGGTTGCCGGTCAGTTTAACGGTGATAAATGGCGAGCTGATATTATGACAAAAATTGACTACGTTATTTACGGTTGTGATCTTGATCTCGATAAATCGATCCAGATGGCCGAACTGAAACAGGTTAGTGATATCAAGTACGAGGTTACCACTGTTCATGAAATATTGGATAATCCCGATATCTTCCAGCAGCTATACGACGAGTGGGGCGATGTTTATAACATTGACGGTATCGTCATGGAGATTAGTTCCGTCGATCTTAGAAAGGAGTTGGGAAGATTGCCAAATGGAAACCCACGATATGCCGTGGCAGTGAAATTTCCTGAATGGAATGATAGTAAGCTAACGAAGGTAACAGGTATCACGTGGAAGATCAGTAAGGACGGTCTCTCAAAACCGGTGATTAACATAGAACCCGTTGAGCTGGCCGGTGCGACTGTAACAAATGTTACAGGACATAACGCGGCGTATATCGTGGATAATTGTATTTGCGAGGGAGCGAACATCAAGGTTAGGAGATCCGGCGATGTCATACCGAAACACGATAGGACAGTGATGTATAACGCACCGGATTATGAAAAGATGCGTGATGATATGATTATATGTCCGAGTTGCGGGAGACCGTTACGCTGGGATAAGAACCTCGTCGAACTTGTTTGTGTTAACCGTGATTGCAAGGAAAAGATCATCGCAAGAAACCTGTTTTTCTTTGTCACAATGGGTATCGAGGAGATAGGTGAACCAACGGTTAAGAAATTATACGAAAACGGTTATAAAACGATCAGGGACATATTATCAATGTCAAAAGAGGCTTGGACTAAGATAGAGGGACTTGGCGTGGCGAATTATGATAAGATCTTTTTACAGATAGAGAGGATTGGAATGTTCACTGAGATACCCCTCGCGAGACTTTTAACCGCGTGTAACGTTTTCGGTGGTGCGTTCGGTGAGAAAACATGTCAGTTAATTTTCGATAACATTGATGATGTTGAGTTTGATGAGATATGGAAGAAGGAACCCTCCTCGGAACACCGCTGGTTCGACCTTGAAAATCGTCTGCGGGAAATCAAAGGGATCGGCGCCACCGTGGCATCAAAATTCCTATCAAGCATGATTGGGCTAGACAGGGACATGATACCCTTGGATAAATTCAAAACGTATATTCGAAAAAAGAGAGTTGAGTGCCAAGGTAAATCTTACTCAATATGTTTTTCCGGTGTGAGGGATAAATCACTTGAAAGTGAATTAGAGGGGAGGGGTCATAAAATAGTGTCGGGGGTTAGTAAAAACACGGATATTCTGATCGTTAAGGATGTGAACGGGAATTCTTCAAAGATTAACAAAGCGAAGGAACTCGGTGTTGACATTTTATCGATTGATGACAAGGAGGGTATTTTATTGAAAATTAACGGGTAGTTATGCGGTATTTTTATTTGGAGAAGACATATATCTATGTGGGTTTCAAATATGATCCATCACTTGTATCCATGCTCAAGCAAATCGGTGGTTTCTTCTACAATCCCCAAACGAAGGAATGGTACCGTGAGATCTCGTTGGATAAGGGTAAACTGATAGAACGATTCCTTGAACAGAATGATTTTGTAAACAAGAGACCTCAACCTTCATTGGATAATCTCACTCTCCCCGAATACGAGGAGATTATTTCGTTAGAAAATATAAAGGAATTGATAAATGATCTCCATCTGAAAAGAAATTTACGTGATTATCAGATTGAATGTATTCATTACCTTGCAAATCACCCTAACGCTATAAATGGATGTTCACCGGGATTGGGGAAAACGGGTGTGTCCATCGTTTTAGTTGAAGCACTTCAATTATTTCCATGTCTCGTCGTAACTCCCGCGTCGGTAAAGTATGGATGGAAGGCTGAGTGGCAGAAATGGGTTGATATGAGAAAGAGAAAAGTTCAGGTACTTGAAAGCAAGGACAAATGGAAACCTCACCAAGATGTTTACGTTCTAAATTATGACATATTGTATAAGAAGGATAAGGAAAATGGTATTCAAATTAGATTCCCCGAATTATTGGAAATGGAGTGGGAATCAATGTTTTTGGATGAAGCGCATATGTGTAAAAACAAAAAGAGCCTCCGAAGTGAATGGGTTAGGAAAGTGGCGAAGAAATCACAGTTCATTTACCCCCTAACGGGTACGTTGGTTATGAACAGACCCGCAGAATTGATCAATATACTCGAATTAACGGGATGGTTCAAAGAACTGTTTAACGATTGGACTTCATTTGTTTACAGGTATTGTAATGGAAAGAAAAGGTGTGTGAGGGGTCAATCCTACGGCTGGGATATTTCTTGTGCGAGCAACACGTTGGAATTAAATAAAATCATATCGAATTCATGTTATTTTAGAAAAGAGAAGAGAGACGTTCTTACAGAGTTACCTCCGTTGATTGAGAATGTCATTCCAGTTCATATCAGTAATATGAAAGAGTATAAAAAGGCGGAGAATAGCCTGATCGATTATCTGAGTAAGATTGATATTGAACGCGCCGAGAAGGCGGAGAACGCACCCCATCTTGTGAAGTTAAGCACGTTGAAAGAATTGTCTTTGAAGGGAAAGATGAAGGATATAGAAGTGTTTCTTAATGAATGGAGGGAGATTTCAGAAGAAAAGCTATTAATATTCGGTGTTAGAAGGGAGCCTTTGAAAAAACTTGCCGAGAAGTACCGAAGTCCGATTATTCAGGGTGGTATGACTGCGAAAGATAAATTTGACACTGTTCAAACTTACAGAACGAGCGGCGAACAGTTTTTATTCGCGAATATAGACGCGGTGGGAACTGGTGTCGATGGATTACAGGATTGCTGCAGTAACCTCGCGTATATAGAATTGCCGGATAAGTTCACAACATTGGATCAGACAAATTCCCGATTGGAGAGAATGGGGCAGAAAAATAACATAAACGTGTTTTACCTTCTCTGCCCGGATACCATCGACACGTACATGGCGGAACTGGTTGAAGGTAAGAAAAAAGTCACGGATGCTATAAATAAGGGGGTGGACGTTGATGTCAGTGAGATAGATATTAATTTCATGGTGATGAAAAGATTGAAGGATTCAGGAAAATAATCTCTGTTTTTGTTGATAATTCGATACACTTTGTGTATCTTTATGGTGTTGAAATAATAAAAGAACTAAAGGTAAGAGGATATGAGAACAGTTTTCGAATTTATGAACTAAAAAGCGCTTTCGATCTGGGTATCGAAATAGATAGATACACCAATTACATGGTAATGTGTAAGGTTGGGTATGATTATGAAACCTACGAGGCAGCGGAGGAAGAGATATCCAAGTTGCTAGACGAGGCAAACTGGGAACCTGAATACTGTATTAAAAAAGTATACATTAAATAATATTATGAAACTTGATAAATATAAACAGGCGATTGCAGATGAGTACTTACGATCGAATAAAAATATTTTTGTTAATGCAAGTGCGGGTGCAGGTAAGACTTCATTACTCCTTCACCTCCTAAATATCACGCCCTCCTACAAGGATTGCTTGTTTTTGGCATTCAATAGGAGTATTGTTGAAGAATTAGAGAGAAAATGCTTGGGAAGGGCCGAGGTTAAAACGATACACAGTAAAGCGTATTCGACGTTATTGAAAAACAAAAAGTGTACGTTTAAACTTTCAAAATGGAGGGATTATTCGATTTGCAAAAAATATCTTTCACCCACATGGAGTATCGATCCAAAATATGAGAATTCTAGGATTATGAACATATCGAGGATCTACCAATTCATGAGAATGAATCTGATAGATATTGATGATTTCGAGACGTTGGAAAGTGTTTGTGCGAGATGGGATGTCGACTTTGACCCATCCTATTACAAGGATATGAGAAAATTCATTGAAGCGATTGACGAGGAAACGAATCATTTAAGGGTTAATAAGTTAGATATTGACTTCACGGACCAACTATACCTAGCGTACAAGTATGTTCCCGCGGAATTATACCCGAAATACGATGTTATTTTCTGTGACGAGGCGCAAGATCTGAATGTCTTGCAGAGAGAGTTGATATTGAGAATGCTCAAAGAAAACGGGCGGTTAATCACTGTAGGCGACGAAATGCAGGCGATTTATGGGTTTCAAGGTTGTTCAGTTGATTCATTCAAAGCGTTTGAAATGAGACCGAACACAATCTCATTACCCTTGAATTTAACGTATAGATGTGCCAAACGTATAGTCGATGTTGCCCGGAAATATTCGCCGGACATAGAAGCGAAGGAGGATGCTAACGAAGGTGAGGTGAGAGAGGGGTCGTTGGACGAAGTTCGTAACGGCGATTATATAATATGCAGGAATAATCTTCCCTTGGTTGAAACTTTCATCAAATTACTGGGTGAGGGGAAGAAATCAGTGATACTCGGAAAAGATTACGGTGAGAGCATCCTTTTGCTTTTAAATCGTGTCGAATCAGAGAGAGGTCTTTTGGAATTGTTGCGGGAAAAGAAAGATGAACTCATTGAACGGGGTATCAAAAACTTTTCGGTGAATGAATCTTATGTTGTCCTTCTTGAAAAGGTTCAGATATTATTACTTCTTAATAGAAGATACGGGTCTTTTCAGGAGGTCAAAAAAGTCTTAACCGATATTTTCGGTGATGAATCGAAGGATAAGATTCTCCTGTCAACGATTCATAAGAGCAAGGGGTTAGAGGCTGACAGGGTATTTATTTTGGGCTTTCATGAATTGATCCCGAGTAAATACGCCACAACCGAACTCGCACTTTACGGAGAAAGATGTCTCCAATTTGTAGCGGTTACACGGGCGAAGAATACATTAATTTTTTTACCATATAAAGAGAAAAATGAAAAACCGAAATTGTACATTGAGACGGGTGTTAAACACGCGATAACATTGGTTTGTGCCAATAAAATACCTGTCTTGGAACCTTATTTACCTGATTTAAAGAAACTTCAAAATCATATGATTTATGAGAGAAGGGCGTGCGAATTGGATAAAAATAGGAAGCCAAAACCTTTGGTTATCGTGTTAGAAAATGGTATCTTTAATTCTGTTTTGCGAGAGCTGGCACGCAAGGGCGGGCGGGTTGAATCACTCGATTACATCAATTTGATAGTTCAATCAGGTAATCTACCGATCTGCCGTGTCGTACCTCGTGACGAGAATGAGATATAGTTTTTAATATTTAATATATGGAGAATATTGTAAATAGTAGAAAGGAAATTGGCGATTACATCTTTGTCAGTAAATACGCGAGAACCGTTCACGGTAAAAAAGAAACATGGGATCAGAGTGTTGATCGCGTGATGGAAATGCATTGGAAGCATCTCGCCGATGATATGATCATTTCAGATTCATTGCTCGATGATTTATCAAAAGAGATGAATTTCGCTGAGAAACTTTACAGAAATCAGATTATTCTTGGTGCGCAACGGGCGCTTCAATACGGTGGTGAAACATTGTTGAAACATGTTGCCCGAAATTATAACTGTGCAGGTTCATACGCGAACAGAATTTCATTTTTTCAAGAATTGATGTACCTCCTGTTGTGCGGTAGCGGAACGGGGTATTCCGTTCAAAAAGTTCACGTCAATCAACTCCCTAAAATGAAGGGTGTCGATATGTCAAAACAAACCACCTATGTGATAGATGATTCGATCGAGGGGTGGTCCCATGCCGTTAATGCGTTAATCGAATCACATTATTTCGGATTGCCTGAGGTGGTTTTCGATTCATCGAGGGTGAGGCCGAGGGGTGCGTTCATTACCGGCGGGTTTAGAGCGCCCGGTCCGGAACCGTTAATGAAATGTCTAAGTAAGATGAGTAAGGTTCTCGGAAAGATAAGGGGAAGGAAAGCAACACCGTTCGAGGTTCATCGATTGGCTTGTTTGATCGCTGACGCTGTCATTTCGGGGGGTATCCGCCGGTCCGCCCTACTCTGCCAGTTTGACGCCGACGACAGGGAAATGTTAACCTGTAAAACAGGTGGTTGGTTCAGTGAATTCCCGGAACTTGCAAGGGCGAATAACAGTGCCATCATATTACCCTCAACCCCGAAAGAGGTTTATGAGAACATCTTCTCATCGATTAAGCAATTCGGTGAACCGGGGATCATCTTTTCATTTCACCCGGATATTGTGTATAATCCATGTGTGGAAGTATCCGGTTACCCACAAATAGAAATCAATGGTGAGATCCAGTACGGGTGGTTTTTCTGTAACCTAACCGAGATTAACGGATCAAAGATAAAAACGAAGGAGGAATTTTTTGACGCATGCCGGGGAGCTTCCGTGCTGGGAACGATTCAGGCATCATACACATCATTTAAGGTTTTAACCAAGGCATCCCGGCTGATCGCGGAAAGAGATGCCCTTATAGGGGTCGGTATAACGGGTATGTGTGAGAACCCCGAAATTCTTTTCAATCCCGAAATTCAAGACGAAGGTGCGAGATTGGTTCAAAAAACGAATGTCAAAATGTCCCGTATAATCGGTATCAACCCGGCTGCACGATGCACGGTGGTTAAACCGTCAGGGAATTCAAGCCAACTACTCGGTTGTACAAGCTCAGGAATACATAAATTTCCGTTTAAAAGATTCATCCGAAATATTCAAGCCGCCAATACCGAACAGGCGTTGAGATATGTCAAAGAGATCAATCCGATGATGGTTAAACCGTCAGTGTATGACAAGGAAGTTGAAAGTGTCATTTCATTTCCCGTTGAACTCGATGATAACGTGTTAACGTCCGAGTATTCATCGGCCGTCGATTTCCTTGAAATGGTTAAGATGACAAAAGCGCATTGGATTGAGAACGGAACGAATTTTGACCATCAGTTTTACAAGAAACATCCGAAATTCGCGAAGATGAGGATGAATGTATCCAACACTTGCGTGGTTAAGGATGATGAATGGGATGAGGTGAAAGAATACGTATGGAATAACAGAGATGTGTTCTCAGGTATAAGTTTTCTTCCTAAAGGAGGTGACCTTTTATACCCGCAAGCTCCCTATACCAGCGTTTTGGATGAAAAAGAGTTAGCTGAAAGATACGGTGCGGGTGCGATACTTGCCGGTGGTTTGATCGTTGATGGGTTGGCTGTGTTTAACGATGATCTCTGGCTGGCTTGTGATGTCGCGATGGGTATGAACACACATCACCTAACTCTCACGGATCAGGATATAACCAATTTCATCCTCTCCCATCTAAAAAATGGGAAGTTACTTGTCGAAGTGAACGGAGTGATGATTAGTGATGTTAATGCGATATCCTCTCACCTACAATCCCTCGTGGATAAGAAAATTGATTGGGTCCGCAGGTTCAAGAAATTCGCCGGGAAATACCTGGGAGGGGATCTCACGAAGACCGAGTTCTGCTTGAAACATGTTTCATTATTCCATCGTTGGCAGAAGTTGAAGGATATGAAACATATCGATTGGTCCTTGATAACGGACTGGGACGAAGAATGGGTTGACGCGGGATCGACCGTCGCGCAAGC